ATGCATAAAAACAGCCCCAATAAGTCGAATTCCCTTACACCATCCCTTACACCTTTTATGGCTACATCATTCAAAGCAAAGATAAGGAAGAGGAGAGCGAGCGGATTTCATTCCGTCTATATCCTCTGTACTCACAACGACAAGCCTGCATACATACGCACCGACCTTGTGGTGCAAGATAATGGCGTGACGGACAAGGGGGACATCACAGACCCACGTGTCCTGATGCGTGCCACTGCGCTCATCTGCTCCTACTACGACAAATTGCAGGGCAAGCGCATAGACAACCTCACGGTTAAGGAGGTGGTGAACATAGTCACGGATAGCGTAGAGGAGCGCATCTCCTTTGCGGGCTTCGCAGAAACTCACATCCGCAAGCTATCAGATAGAGGAGTAAAGCGTGCGGACAACTACCGATATGCCCTCAATAGCTTCCTCTCATTCGCTGGGAAGACCGATATAGCATTCTCAGAAGTCACCTCAAAACTCCTGCGCCAATGGGTGGACAGCCTCGCACACACGAAACGAGCAAAGAGTATGTACCCAACACTCCTAAAGGCAATATTCAAAGCAGGGATGGAGGAGTACAATGACTACGACAGAGGTGTACTGAAGGTGGCTAACCGCCCCTTTGAGTTCCTCAAGATCCCGTCCACAGAGACACCAGAGAAGAGGAGCGTGGACGTAGAGCATCTTCGGAGGTTCTTCGCCTTTTCACCGAAAAGCGGACAAGCTAAGTACGCACAAGACGTCGCATTGGTGAGCTTTTGCCTTGCGGGGATGAACATTGCGGACTTGTACGAGCTCACCCCAGACAACCTCCAGCTGGACAAGGTGTGCTACCACAGGGCGAAAACTAAGGGTAAGCGAAGCGACAGTGCATATATGGAGGTGTGCATACCACTGCAGGCTATGGAAGCCTTAGCAAGGCTTACAGAGGAGGCTCGAGAGGGCTACCTACTTAACCTCTCCACAAGGTATTACGATAGGCACGCTTGCACCAGCTATATATCCCAAGGCATAAAGAAACTATGTGAGGAGGCTGGACTACCCACAATGACTAGCTATTCACTCCGTCACAGCTGGGCTACTATAGCACGCAACGAGGTAGGGGCAAGCGAGGAGGAAGTAGCCTTTGCTCTCAACCATGTGTCTGCGCATAGAGTCACAGATAGATACATACGTAAGGACTTCAGCAGGATAGACAGACTGAACGAACGAGTGATAGCGTACGTGTTTGGGGAGGATATATAGGAGGAACAAGATATGTACAGAGAAAGGCGAATATCTGTACATATAGAGGGTGATATGCATAGATATTGCTCTTTTCTTGTATGTATTATCCCGATGTTTGGAGTTGTTCTTTTTATTGCTACCTTTGCGGTGTAGATGTCGGCAGACATCTATAGTACCAACTCGCAGGTACTCGTTTAGTTTGAGACGTACATGATGATATGTAATCATGGTAGGTCCATCAGGGCGGGGATAAGGGAAACCTATCCTCGCCCTTTATCTTTGCTTCTTGGTTCACATGAACAAAAGGGAAGGGAGAGGCCGAAGCCCCTCCCCATAACCCAATTGGGCATAAGACGAGCCCAATGCCCTAACAACTGCTAGGGTGATACAAAGATAGTAATATTATAGCTATCTCCTCTTGTTCAGTAGCTCTGTAAGCTCTCCGATATGCATAGCTTGCTGTAGTATAACACTATCCTTGCTCTTGAGGAGTTCTCGCATCTCTTTCAGCTCATCAAGTAGATTAGCCATACCTTCGGCTCGGAGCATATCACCCTCACCTGTGATTAGCCACTCCTCTCTTATCTCGGGGATAGCCTTGAGGATGATCTTTGTGTCGTATGTTCCTCGTATCCCCCACGAGCTGAGCCTCTGATGGCTTATTCCTAGTATGCGAGCGAGGTCAGCTAGGCTCTCGACCCCCATATACACCTTTATAGCATCTATATTACCAGCGACGTCAGCTGTTATATCTCTTCTTAATCGTGCCATATATATGTTTATTATTGTCGGCAAAGGTACAAAATAAATAGCACAATACCCATCGTGATACAGCTAGGAAAATCAATACGAGAACCATAACACTCTATATACAAGTGTAATAACAAAAACACTGGAATTATTTTGCTGAAATATTTGGTGGTATCAAAAACTTGACGTACCTTTGTAATGTCAAAGGGGACGAGCCCCGGCGGCACATAACCCATAAATAAGACAAGACAATGGACAAGACAATCGAAATCGCAGGCAAGAGCTACGAAGTGACGAGCTACAGCAACGAGCATGAAATCTATGTAGATGCTGGCGAGCTACTAGACGTCGTGACAGAGGACAACGCAGAAGAGGTTCTAGGCGACCTCATCGCAGTAGCAGAGGGCATGGCTTTCGACAGCGCGCGAAGCATGATCGAGAGCGAAGACGTTCCACGCGGACACTGCTTTGTAATGATGTCGTTCAACGACATTGAGGGCGAAAGCGTATACCTTTCTGCTGGGGTTGAGGTGTATGCAGACGCATCAATGAACGGCAAGATTAGCACAAACACAACGATATTCCTCCCTGAGTCCCCATACGACATAGATAGTGACAACTACCAAGAAGAGGTTGCCGAGAACTATGAGTGTGTCCGCTATGCTCTAAAGCAGCTAGACAGATACGGCACCGAAAGCTCCGACGAGATGGACGAGATCATCGAGGCAAACCACAATTGGGGCGCAAACGACGAAGAACAGGACTAAGAAGAGCAACGAAACAGCCCCCACAGCTAAATCTGTGGGGGCTGTTTTCTTTTTGGCCATTAGCTATATACTACATTCCAGCAACTTAGCTAATCGAAGATGACGATATAACACGTCTCGTCCTCGCTTTTTAGCCTTATTCTGTCCTTTTGCTCACCTCACATATAAGGCGAGCAAAGGCAAGGCAACACGCTGAAATACAGACAGCTCTTATTTGCCTGCTATTTGCTCTACCTCTTTTATGTTAGATGAACCGACGAACGAGAGGTAGCCACACCCTGCGGGTCTTGACACCTACGTATCCGAGGCCTGCCACGGCAAGCACCCAGAAGCCTGCTATCTGTCGCTTCTGCCACTTGCCGAGGGGCTTCTCTACTTCACGCACCTCAGTCTTGCGAACCTCTCTATCTCTGTAGACTATACTATCTCGATAAACAATAGGGGTCTCCGTCTCTATCGGGCGGGGGCCAGCCTTCGTCTTCAGCTCATGCCAGAGCGTACCGTTAGCATAGACGTGCGCCGTGCTGACCGCCCAATCGTTTTCGAGCCTGCTGGTGCTATCCTTGACCTTGGCGACAGCCACCTGCTGGGGCACGTGGATACGCACCGTGTCACGCTTGTAGACAGTACGCTCTACCACCTTGGTGTAGACGCTATCCCGCCTCACTTCACTCTGGCTAGTAGGAGCTTTCCGCCGTGCCCCACAACCAAACAAGATGAGTAGTAGGATGATGGTTATCACCCCCACGACCATACACCTCGTTACGTCGTCTTTATTCTTGAAGTCCATGATACATAAAATGATACCTTAAATGATACTTTACTTGCCCTCCAGCTTCTCGTGAACCTTGTCTACGAAGTCCGCCCCAGAGCCACCGCCACCTGCAGGCGGAGTCTCTGGCTTAGGGTCTGGTCTACCGCCCTCGGGGGGGCTACCATAGAACTCGGGGTGCCACTCCTTGTCTAAAGCCTCGGCCTCGGCCTCAAGCAAGACCCCCCAATCTCCAGACCACTCCGTGCGGGTGCGAACGATACGACCGATAGCCTTGAGCTTTCTATTGACCAGCATATGCCCCTCTGGAGCGTCTAGTCTTACAGAAGTTTCCTTATCCATACAACACTGATTATTAGTTATCTATAGGTTATTGTCCAGCCCTTACCCGAAGCCACACCTCCCAGCTCCGCCATCTCTGTGGGATACCTGTCTACCAAGCTCTGGGGCAAGGAGATCACTTTGGGTGTAGAGACATTCTGTGCCTCGGAGATTAGGAAGCGAGCACTATCAAGGGAGAGGCTTGTAGCACTATAGGCCTGCAACTCCACTCCAACACCCTTTAATCGTATCTCGCGAAGTTTGGTACAGTTGTTCACTATATTGTTAACATTCGTAGCCGATGAGAGATTAATAATGCCATCCACAACCTCTAACTCATAACAACTATTGAACATATGCTCCGCTGTGGTTATCAATCCTCCTTCGAGGGATAATTTCACCCGCTTCAGTTTCCCGCATTGATAGAAGAGGGCAAAGACATCTTCCACCTTGTGGGCATCACCAATAGACACTGAGGTAAGATGGTCACACGCCCCAAAGGCAAAGTTCAAGCTTTTGTTTATAGGCATACTCCCAATCTCTACCACCTCGATAGATTGTGCATCTCGAGCCAGACCTACTGCGCTTATAAGTGCCGGCATATCAGGTAGCCTAATAGACTTGACCTTGGGTGAACCATTAATGAAGTTATCCAACACCACAGCTCGTTCTATACCTAGAATATCTGGAAGTCGAACTAGGTTAGGACATTTTCCAATCCCCCACGATAGATCAGCACCTGTATACCCTTCGTCCACCTCCATATCAGGAAGCACCTCATCTTTCCACTGATAGAATTGCTGATACTTAAAGATTTTTAGGCGCGTCGACTTCAGCCTACGGATCTTGTCTGGCAACACAGCGAGGCCATCATTATCGTCGACCGATACCCCTACTTCTCTGAGTGCTTTCTTTACTTCTTCCCTATCTCGCATTAGTGCGAGCAATTCATCTGCTACAGCTTTTGGAGTGTTCATTATCTTGTTCCTCTTATGTTCTTGATTAGTTCGAGCGCGACGAGCCACCCACCGGACGCCCATTCCGCTTCTGTCATCTTTGGGCTATCGTTGGTAGTGTCTAGGTAGATTTGGTAGGCACTCTTCCCCGTCGCAAGCTGGGCTATAGCTACAGAGATGTTTGCCTTCGGAAGCCCTGCATCCGCCCCGTCAGAGACCACTTGACAGAGCTCTGTTAAGAGTGTCACATCTCTGTAGCCATCGGCAAAGTGAGTGTCGGCCTCCCTAACCTTGAGTCGTAGCTTGTACAAGCCAAGGTTTAGACGCTCTGTGAGCTCTTGGGTGATCTCCACCTTGAGGAGTTTGCCCTCGATCTGTACGTCTATGCTCTCTATCCCTCCGCAATCGGTGCGTATCTCCGCCTCGATGCTTGCCAGCGTCCGGGGGTCTATCACGTCCGCCACATCAGGGTCGGGGGTCGTGCCAATCTCCCCGTCGTGCCTATATAGCACAATGGAGAAGATGGCATCAGTGCCTATCCTTACCCTCGGGGCATTACTTCGTGTTCTATTCGTACATCCCATACTCTTACTCTTTGAGAAAAATCGGAATTTCCGATTTTTCAATTCCTGCATCAGCAAGGAGTGGAGCATCTGCTTGTATACATGATGGTTAATTCGTGCATACGGCAAATGCCTCCCTCCTTACAGTGCAAATCTACAGTGCCAAGTGTCACCCTAAAATCGTGTAGTGTCTACCATCGTAGCGCATCACCTTCCCCCGTGGCTTACTCCCCTTGGGTGCTACAGAGACGTGCACCCAACGGCTACCGCCCTTGGGGCGTTCGTCGATGAGCTGGTCGAACCCTCCGAGCTTGCGGATAACATCCATTAGGTGCTCAAGGTCGGGCACAACGAGGTCGGCTGCTAGCCCCTGCTTGTGCTGGCTGGAGGACACCCCACCGACCAAGGCATTGAGCTGAGGGCATCGGTAGCCCGAGGATACCCGTATGGGCTTCCCGTAAGCCTCTCGTATGAGGTCTAGGTAGTCCATCAGGAGGTGCAGGTTCTCCACGCACGAAGCAGGTGGAGTATTATCTATCGCATACGCAAGAGCGGTGTTGCTCTTAGTGAGCTCCTCCAGCGTAAAGTACTTATGCTCAGTGTTCATCGCTATCTTCCACTTCTATTTTGTTTGCTTCTTCACGCTCCTTTTCCTTTAGTTCGTCGAGGGTGATACCTAGGTGTCTCTCGGTCTTATCGATCAGTACACGCCTAAGCATCTTCCAAAACCGCCCATCCTTACCCGACCGGCAAGAGCTCTCATTCTCAAGGATCGAGACAAACTGCTCAAAGCAGATCGCACCAGTGATCATCATAGCCAGCGGTACGAAGCTATGATTGAAGACGAAGTGCTCTACTAGATAGGCGAGGAAGATTAGAGCTAGCCTTGTCGGGATAGTCACCCTGACGGTCTTGCCGAAGGCGAAGCTCGTAAACTTCCCGTCTCCCTTAGAGTCCTCGGGGTACTGCTTGTGTACACGCTTGCTAAGCTTGTAGGCGGTGTAGGAATCGTACAAGATGAACAAGACGGCTACACTCGCTAGCGGGAAGGTTGGCTCCAGCTTGGCAAGCAGATAGCCAATAACACTACCGAAGAGCGTACAAAGCACCTTCCACACATAATACACGTTACTCATTAGTTAAATAGTTTAGGTTTGGTTATATATAATCTACTCCTTGTAGTTTGCGCCTATTATGAGCACGGAGAAGGGCACATAGTTGGTTTTGTTGCTGCCTACTCCCGTGACTACATTGAATGAGTTTTCTCCCTTAAACTCCACTCTGGTCATTACATCATTGCTAGGTTCGTACCCTGTTCTGTATATTGGGCAAACCTGCACGGTGTAATTCGATCTCCCTAGGTTGTGCTTGATCTTGTATTGACCGACTCCTACACGCTCGCAATAGATACCATCTGGGAAGAGAGCCCCATAGCTATCCTCCGACCATACGTTACCTCCATTTTGGTCAGACGGCCAGAAGTCTCCCGAGAAGAGCACCCCCGGAATATCCGTATTGCCTCTAATCGTGAGGAATGGCGCCCCTTCCCTTGCACTATTCTGCAGGTAGAATAACTGTTTGTGCCCATAGAAGGCGCTGAGGCCAAACTTGCCAAACACGACCTCCCTCACATTGTCATTCCTACCAGACACCTTATACTTTAGCGTGAACGGCTGGCTGGTAAAAGTCGTTACCGCTGGGGGGCCTGCGTAGCCATTTTCACCCTCATCCAATACCGTGCTGACATTTGCGACCAAACTGAAAACGTATAGTCCAGCGGCTAGCCCCCTCTTGTCGGCTTGCAGAGGATAGGTAATTGCGCTAGGCATAAAGCCCTGCATAGCACCACTCCTAAGGTACTCAGTGAATTCGTACACTGCAGCCCCCTTACTGTCGGTGATGCGAAGAAGTACCGTTGCGTAGGAGGTGATCTTGTGATACTGCGAGTTCTCGTGACGGACGGCTATATTCCAAGGCAACTCGAACTGTATCATAGAGCCGTCGTTTTGCACGTTGAAGCCCACCCGGAAGATCTCCACCTGCCTAATATCCTTGTCGAATGAGTTCTGCGTCACCTCCTCTCGTTGCACGTTCTTTGTGCTTGCACTGTCTTGGAAGGAGCTACTTAGCAAGTCCTTGAGCGGTGTTTGAGCTCCACCTATACGCACGTCGTCACGACCGCCCTCTTCACCCTTGAAGACGATAACGCTACCGCCCTGCTCTATGTGCATGTTGCCGATATGCCCCGTACCGTCATGGTTAATCTCCGTTATCGCCTTCCGTTGTGGGGTCCCCCACCCAGATACCCCTGCAGAGAAGGCAGGAAGGGTAATATCGCCAGCAATGAAGCTCCGTACGTTGCCTTGCCCGTCTTTTGCACCGATGATAGAGGCCAGCACGAGCCCCCCCTGCACATCCGTGCTTCCCTCCTTGATAGCCTTGTATAGGTAGGTGTCTGGGTGCGGATGCTCGCTACCATCCGAGTAGACGAAACGGATGTTTCGTGAGGCTATCACCCCCGAAACAAGGTCGAAGTATGAGCGTCCGTCAGGCGTCGCTATCTTCTCCGTGCGTATCTGCCCTGGCAGTATCTCGGTGAAGCCGTAAAGGCGGGGGAAGGAGCGATCTGGAAGACCGCCCAATATACCCACAAGGAAGTGAGAGTACCCACCCTCATCATCCATCCCAATAGGCTCCTCTGAAGCAACGAATGATCCGATATTTGTACCGTGTTCGCACCTAGCATATAAGTATACAAGGCGGACGTCCTTCCTTACTGCATATTCGAGTTCACTCACATCCCACTCCAAGTATTCCGTATTGCTGTGCTTTGAGCTTATGGAGTTTATGCCTATCGTCATGTGACGCAAGGTTGAGCTAGGCACATACAGCACCTCTCTACCATTGTCGTAAGACACCTCAAGTGGGACTATCCTATCCGATCTGCGACCTTCGATGAAGACAAACTGCAAGCTTGGATCTCCCACAAGTAACTGCATGGTCTTAACCATAAGAGGGCTAATTCCCTCCGTGAAGTTCTTCAAGAGAGCTTTTACTATACCCTCTGATATGGCAGAGGCCTGTGCGTACGAACGAGAGGACTCTCGGCGCACCTGCTTGACTTCCTCGCTTCTCTGCACCTCTTCGCTCTCCAGCTTTCCTAGAGTAGAGCTAAAGGATGGAGCTTGCACATTGTTAGACAGAGTAATCTGAGGCTTATACTCCTTAGATAGCTTCGTCCGTATTGCTGTTATTCGTACCTTATCATCTATATTGAGCTCGGTGTCCGTTAGATGTACGAATTGCCCTAAGACTAGCTTAGCCCCGATAGTCCCCCAATTCTTCTGTGCATAGATGCCGTCTAGCTCTGCTTTGTAAGTTACCTTAGGCTGTAGAGCTTCGTGGAAGTATCGGATAGCTGACTTCATAAGCTCTTCCTCCGCCTTTACTAGGTACTCATCAGGCAGTCGGACACCAAATACAGCGTACTTATCTCCCACCTCGGGATAGAATGCCTTCGGCTCTGGAAGGGTAAGCCCGTCCTCCTCGGAGCTTACGAGTAGGAAACGCTTTGTGCCGTGGTCATACTTTAGCACATCCTTGTCCTGTGCAATGTCAAAGGTTCGCCCCCCTAGCCTACCCGACTGAAAGGTGATTGTAGCCTTCTCTCCTGCTATCCGGTACTTCGCATAGTCCACATCGCAGTCCTTATCTATGATATTGTAGTGACCCTCCTTGGTTCGCTCAACACCTGATACAACACCTACACGTTGTGGGTACACGCTAGTGCCATCATAGCTATCTTCCCTGCGTCCGTCTAGTGTCATGCCATCTATCGTTATAGACTCCCCCTTGGCATCAGAGACATAGGAGTGGCCTTCAAAGGCCATCTGCTTAGACTTTGGGAGGTGCAGGGTGCGAGACCCATATACATTGGGATCTATGTTCCTATCACCGCCCTGCACATAGATCTTGCCCACAGGTGTATGCTCGTTATCATTCTCGACGGACAGCCCGGGCAACACACCCTTTCCGCGTCCATAGGATAAGGGTATAGCCTTGGCCTTATCTCCCTCTACCTTGCATAGGTGTATGGTCTTGCCCTCCACCCTCCACTCAGTCTTAAAGGCGTCCGCCAGTCGAGCTAGTGAGGCTAGGCAGTCTTCATGGTTGAAGGATAGCACCTGAGAGGGGGCCTCTAGGCATGTCCCGATTTTCCACTCTCCCCCCATACAACGGACTATCTGCTCTAGGAAGAAACGGGGAGTGCCAGACAGCGAGAATTTCAGACGCACATCGCTTGGGTTATCGACAAGGAACTTGAACTTTGTCAGTGCAAGCCTCTGCCCCTCTCCATAGAAAGTTAGCTTGTACTGGTACTCGCGCCGAGACCGCTTCACTACCTCTGGAGCGGTGAACAGGTAGTACTTCTCCCCTCTGAATGTGCAGTACGCTCCTATGTCGATATTGAGCTCTCGGTTGCTCGTTGTCTCCACAACAACCTTTGGTATAGCCCCAACAGACACCTCGTGGTAACTCTCTTGGCTAGTGGGTAGATTGAGAGACTTCCCTCCTGAATAAACCCGTATCATATCTCTGTAATTACGAATGTTAGTGTAAAGCTCCATTTCACAGACCCATCGCTAACGATAGGGTCTTCCTTCGAGGTGCAAGAAGCATAATAACCTTTGTATGTTGCTGACTCATCAGTGGCAGGTGCTATTGTCCGCAGTCCCTTAGCCAACAAGGCATCTAGTAGCATAGACCTCTTACTCCATAGATCAGACACAGATGAAGCGACCATAAGTAGGGGGGCTTCGAGCTCAAATGATGATCTCAGTGTTCTACCTCCATCTAGGTATACACGCCCGTCTGCATCGTCCACAAATGGAGACTCTTTAAGGGATGGAGCGGTGTAGATAGGCTCTTTTCTTACATCGTAGAGCAGGGCACATCCAAAGGAAGAAAAGTCTATAGGGTCTGTTGCAGACGTGATAGTCACCCGCTCGGGCATACGCGTGCAGACCAACTTCCCAAACCATCCGTTAGGTGTCCTCTCCAACTCCTCCACCTTCTTTGGGCGAAGGTCGAACACCTTCCCTGATACAGATAGGTGCGCGGTCGTTGATGATAGAGCTTTGCTAAATATGTCAGTCGTCGCCCACAGAGGGATCGACACATCATCCACCGAAAGACGGAGAGGCTGTATCGTGTCCACCTCTCTCCCATCCTCATCCCCCCAATCATTAGTATCGGGCTCGTATGTAGGAGGGAGAGTGGCAAGCACGGCAAGCCCACCCCTCATTAGGTAAGCATTGTTGATAGTCCCGTCTTGTAGCGATAATGTCACCTGCATATTACCTGCGTATCTTTATACCATTGCTCCCCATTTCAGAGAGGATGAAGCGTATAGCCTCACCAGCCTCTGCGCCTGCTAGAGTGTTGCGCTGTATAGCTTGTAGCTCCTTGTACATCTTTTCGGTGATGACACCAAACTGGTCAAGTCCCATATCCCTTGAGTTGGGGAGTACTATCGAGCTCCTACCATCCATTATAGATACCAAGCGCTCAGTTGCATTGGCTGTACGCTCCGATAGTAACACATTGGTATGCCATAAGCCTGTGAGCACATCTATGCTATCTTGCGATGCCTGTGCTATACCCTTTGCCGTTGCGGAACGTGTGTCAGAGGATGTGCCTGTAGTATCGAAGCCTCGGCTCTTAGCCTCCTTGTCTCTTTCCTCTATGAACTTCCTAAAGCTAGGTTCTATATCCTTGGCACTATCCATAGCCTTTCGTAGCGCATCTGCTATCTGGCTGAACCGATCGGAGTCTTTGAGGTCCGTCTTTCCCATTATAGCCGACACCTCCTTTTGTGCCCGCTCAAAGATAGGCGCAATGAAAGAGGAGTATGCCATTTGCTTTATGAAGTTATTGAGTAGCTCGCTCACACTAGAGGTGAACGCCTTGGTAGCATCTTCGCCCCTACGGAAAGCGTTCACAAGGCTATCTGTGATAGATGAGCCAAGAGAGCCGAAGATACCCTTTAGGTAGTCGTTCATCGTCTTGATCGACTCCTCGTACTGCTTGGCTAGCTCCACACTCCGTTCCAAAGCCTCCTTATGCCCCTTCCTGAACTCTTGGCTCTTGAGTATACTCTCAGCAAGTGAGATGTTCAGCTTGCCATTTGCGTCTATAAGGTTTGGATATAGGCTCTTGAGCGAGCCAAACTCATCGACCGTCTTTCTCCACCAGAGTATCCCTGTCTTATGGGAGCCGGTCTTAACCTCTAGGTTGAGCAGCTTGTCGTAGTCTCCTTTGTTTCGCTGTCGTAGCATCTCGGCGATCTTACTGTTCACCTCTCGGTTCTGCCTACCACCAAACCCTGCCTCGGAGAGCCCACCACCAAACCAATCAAGGATATTATTTCCCGAGAGCTCTTGCTTGGTGAACTTCATAGACTTGCGAAGCTCTAAGAGAGATTTACGTGCCACCTCGATAGAGTTCCTCGCCTTGCCGTATGTGTCCTCGCCGAAGATTGTGCTTCCTCTCTCGTAAGCTAGGTTCTGCCTTATGAGCTCCATCGTGTACTCGTGTTGCACCTTAGAGAGAGACTCGACAGCCTTCCTTCGCTTCTCCATCATATCATTCTCCGCCTTTTGAGCCTTGGAGAATAGATTTCCGACAACACCGATAAGAGAGGTTACACCCCCTAGGATGTCACCACTCATAATACTGCCGATCCCAGACACTACCCCGGATAGAGAGGTGAGGGCTTCGGTTAGATCCTCCACCTCATCCGTAACCGCTCCACCTCCGAAGATCGACCCGAGGGAAGAGCCAAGCTCTTTCACGAGTGGAGTTGCGTCCTTAATACTATTGCCTACCTTGAACACGGAAAGCCCCACCCTGCTAAGTGACAGGCTTGCCTGCTCCTCAGCCCTTGCTCTATCTTGGGCGCTTGTAGCCCTATTGGCCTCATTCCGAGCCTTCCTGTATTCCTCCCATGCCTGCCTACCCTTGGATAGAGATGTCTCCATATTAAGCGTAAACGACTGCCATGGAGACGTGTTGCCTAGTTCATCTTGAAGGCTCTTTAGTGCATCCGTTATCGCCCTAAGCTTCTCGGGCGAAGACTGAATAGATTGCAGTTCCTCGGAGGATAGACCGAACTTAGAGGTAAGGTCTGCGGACTTCGTGTTGTATAGGTAGGCAAGAAGCTCCTTTGTCTTATCTATTGTGCTACGCATCTGAGCTGTCGTGCGATCTCCCTGCTGTAGGAAGAGCTCCACCATAAGCTCGTTAGTCTTCTGCGTATGCTCGTATCGGTCGTTGTCGATAGCCTTTAGCTCCTCGGCCTCCTTCCGTGCCATCTGGACACGCACTGAGACTTTCATCTCCTCTGATAGCAGAGTAGACTGATCTAGCACCCTACGCTCCTCGTCGTATTTCTTCTTGACCTCGGTCTTATGCTCCTCGTACGATAGATACTTGCTACGTAGGTCTCTCAAGATCTTCTCTTGACCTTGGGCAAATGCTTGGTCGGCAAGCTCTCGCCCCGTTAGTATCTGGTTGAGGTCTGTATCACTGAGGTCAGACTCTTTGAGGCTTGGGGCTCGGTACACTTCCTTCTTACTATTGTGGGTAGCCTCCCACTCTAGCTTTCTTTGCTCTTGTATCTTAGATAGACGTTCTTGGACTTGGTCGTCAAGGGCGGCCATCTTTCGTCTGTGTTGGAGCTGGAGTTGAGCTATCTCCTTGGCAAAGCCACCCTCCATAAGCTCTACCCTCTCGGTGTCTAGCTGGAGCTGGCTATCCCGTTGCGTCTTAGCCTCCTCACGGGCATATCGTAGAGATTGTTGCCTTCTCTCTTCCTCCTCTCGTGCTTTCTCTACAGCCGTAGATGTCTTGGATGAGCTGGATGAAGACTTCTTCCCAGAGCGTGACTCTACGTCCTTTCGGATGGTCTCCTTCTCCTTTAGCTCGTTCTGTAGCTTCTTTCGGTACTCATCGGCATCCCAGCCGTAGTTGCCTTTCTGTATCTCCTCGGCTCTCTTCTGTGCAAGTTGCTTAGAGGATAGAGCGTTGAATGCTTGCAGCTCCTTACGAGCCTTTTCCTCGTCCTTTGTGGCTTGCGCTACCTGATCGGAAAACGACTTAAAGGTCTTGCCTCGGAGCTCCTGTTGCTTCGTGACACGTGCGAGCATGGCCTCCCACTCCTTCGATGTACGTTCACCGAAAAAGTCCGCACCATCACCTAGCACAATACGCCTCCCTTCTGAAACCTCTTTACCCTTCTTGATAGCACTTTGTATCTGTGCCTTGTAGCGTTCCAGCTCCTTGTCGGTCGCCTTGGCAAGCTTATCGGGGTCTAGCAGGGAGTTGTCGTGTAGGTTGCCGTACTCTCGCTTCTTTAACTTAAGAGCTTCAACTGCGTTGTCATATTGCTCTCTCCTGGAAATGACTAGAGAACTATATGGGTCACCACCCTTGAGAGCAATCTTCTTTGCCTCTTCTAGTGCCTTCTCTGCTTTCTTTAGTTCACGTTCAGCATCTTCGTAGTCTCTTTTAGACCTTCCTACCTTCTCCTTACCGTCCTCTTCGGCTATCTGCCTTTTGAGGTTGAGTATATCGGCCAGCTTTAGGCTCTCAATGTCGTACTGGGAGAATATGTTGGGGTAAAACTTACGTAGCTGTTCAAGTGCCTCTGTGCGCTCAGCCGTACTCTTTGCTTCGTCTTGGGCGACACGGAGCAACTCCTCCACCGTCGCCTTATGTTCCCTATCGGCCTCGTCCGCTCTCTTCTTCTCCTCGTTGAAGCGTTCCTGTGCCTTCTCAGCGGCCGTTGTAGAGTCGGAGAATGCCCACATAAGACCTATTACCGCAGTAAGAGCTACAGCGATAGCCCCGAAGGGATTAGCAAGGAGAGCGGCGGTAAGTCGCTTAGTGGCGAGCGTAGCAGCGTTCGTGGCAATCGCCTGAATGCCCTTTGCGATGGAATCCGCTTTAGATGCAGCCGCCCACACATTGGTAAGGGCGATGTTCGTAATAACAGCGGCCCTATATGCTCCATAGGTTGCAATGAGAGTTGCGATAACCTTTCCGACCTTCTCGTAATTCTCGATAAGGAAGGAGACACCCTTTAGCCCTAGGTTCAAGATACCCTCCTGAGACTTACCGATGTTGTTAAACATCATATCGAGGTTATCTTGTAGGTTGGAGATTTGACCAGTGAGGCTCTTGCTCTGCTCCTGCATGAGGTTGTAGAACTTACCTCCCTTGTTGGTCATATTATTGAACGCCTGTTCAACCTCGGGGAAGCCAACCTTACCTGCGGTAACTAGCTTATTTATCTCGTCTACATTCTTGCCCATCACCTTAGCCAGCTCCTCATAGATCGGTATCCCTCGGTTGGCAAACTGGCGGATGTCGATATTCGTAACACGTCCAGATGCCTTTAGAGTACCATAGAGATAGACTATATCACCTAGAGGCTGGGAGAGACCAGAGGCGACGTTACCTAAGCGCACGATAGTGTCGTTCACTTGGTCGGCGGCAAAGCCATAGGCAAGCATCTGCTTTGCGCTGTTCGCTATTCCTTGGAGGTCAAAGGGGGTGGATGCGGCGGTCTGTGCAAGTTGGTCTATTAGCTCCCGAGCCTTAGCACCTGAACCAAGCATTGTCTGGAAGGAGATCTCCAGCTGTTGGAATTCTCCACGTATGCTGTAGAGCTTCTGCACAAACCCTTGGATACCATTCACTGCGAAGATGCCAGCCGCCAAACCTGCGGCACGCTGGAAAGCACCGCCCAACAAATCTACCTCCTCCCTAGCCTCCATTATCGGACGACTAAGTGAAGGGAATTTCATCGAGGTCTGCACATTCTTCTGAAGGCGGGCGAAAGCCTCCTCCAGCGTCTGTGTCCCCTTGAGGAACTCTGTGGTATCTAGTGTTACAGCGAACTTCTTCTGTGCCATATCGTGTTATTGGTGACCTCTTAATGCATCTATAAGCTGGTTAGAGCTCATCCCCGTAGGTTCTCTGTGTCCTCCCTCTGTATTACCATCCTTGCTAGGTGATTTGTAGGTAGGTATAGCTCGAGAGTACAGTAGGTAGTTTATGTAGCTAAGTTCGTATAAGATGTAGTCAAACGATAGTCGGTAGTACTTAGCGAAGCCCCCTATTCTAGCCCAGGGGCTGTCGTTTCGTTCACCACTTCCCTTGTCGGCTTCGTTATTGTGGTCTGTTTCAGGGAAGTGGTAAGCATAAAAAGCCCTTGTACATTCGCTATCCCTAAGATGGAGTAGAGGGCTTCCGTGACCTGCTGTACGGACGCAGAATGAATGATCTCCTGATAGAGGGCCTCACGCTCCTTGCTATTGCTTTTCTGTACGCCAGCAATGAACGTAGCAAGTATCCTAGCAAAGGTTTCTGCGTCTGCCCCCAGAGACATCAGATGATACAAGGATACATCGCCCATCTCTCCATCAGAAAGGTTGGTGACGAGTGCAGACACCTCTATCCATGTTGCGAGAGTGGGGGCTGGAGCATTATACTCTTTCGAGCCTAGAGTTACGGATACGCCCCCCGAAAGGAGCGCATCCGATACTAATTGCTCTGTACTCTTACCCTTCTTGCCGAAGAATGGAATACCCATAGCCTAGGCCTTCTTGCTGATGTAGAGCTTGGGAGCACCGACCTTGGTTGGGAGGACGGTCACAGTGATGTCTACACCATACCCTGCCCCTTCCTCGAACTTCACCTCCCCGCTAATCTTGGCGCGTGGGATCTCGAGAACCTCTGCTCCCGATACCTTGGTGTCGATCTTGAGGGCTATCTCCTTGGAGGTGGAGAAGCTCTTGACCTCGAGCTTGTCTGCATTCTCTGTGACGTCGAAGATCTTCTCCATGACGCCCTTGTTGAAGTTCTTGACGTGGAAGCTGATGGTGAGCTTGCCCTCTCCCTGATGAGAGTCAACAAGCTCTCCATTCACGTCTTTCCACTCCTTCTTCTCCCCTGCTTCGGTACTCATAGAGAAGCTCCCCTGCTTGATGTACCCAAACACATTCAGCCCAGAGGCTGGCATCTTGGATATATCAGTAGCATTGCACTCTCCCACTAGGAAGCTAAGGCCATCCCATGCAGTCTTACTAGTCTCTTGATAAGCCATAATTGTATGTACGTTAAATTCTATTATACCTATACTTCACACGGATATTCACAACGTGGAAGTCACCATCAGCAAACGTGGTCGGTGTTCCATCGGTCTCAAACAGGAAGTCCCCGGTCTTGTGCTCTTCGAGTATGGAGAGTAGTTGCTCCTCTATCTCTTCGCAACGTGTCACATCCTTCACCAAGTAAGGCATACCAAACTCGATATTCGGAACATAGACATTCACATTGACTACACCAGACTGGGAGAACCCGTCCCACCCGTCACGACCAGAGAGGAACGAAACTATTGCGTCTTCTCCTTTGCTGTCGAATGGACGTGTCCCATTTCGGTATATTCCACCTCTCACCTGTAGACTTTCGACCATAAGATGAAAGATATACCCCTCTATGGAAAGCCCCGTCTTACGCATTGTTGATCCACCATGAAATCATCTCTTCGGCTAGTAGCTCTCCAGAGGTAGTCACATCGAAACCTCTAGCTTCTACTTCAGAGGCATAGTCCATACCAGCAACGAGTATCAGCTTTATCCCGCTTTCTCTCACTAGCTCATCAATAGCCCTACGGCCTTGACTTTGTCCTATGCTCCCACCTTGTCCGATAGGAACAAGACCACCTGAGTAGACGATATTGCCATCAAGGCTTACCGCCCAGCCTATGGAGCTGCTTAGGGCTCCTGAGTCGTTAGTGAAGCCTTTGCGCCTCATTGCCTCCTCGTAGCACCCCTGAGCAATAAATCTGAGGTCTTCAAGGACGCTATCGGTAGTGTCCTTTCGAAACTCATTCATGAAATCTCCGAACTCCATACGGCTAGCCGACAAACACCTGGGTGAAATTAAGGATGGGGGCCGTACTCCAGCTCTGAACAACAAACTCCCCGATAACAGATCTATCCGCACGATAGAGCCGCACACGCTTAGCGTCTATAACACTTGGCTGAATGTGCACCTCATACGCATATCTGGAATAGCCCCCATCCTTGTACTCTCCACGCTTATCATCCATTGACGAACGGAGCATACAGGGTATAAGCTCGCCCTCACACACCTCTGACCTGATGGGTCTTCCACTAGAGTCAAATGATGGATCAGTGGAAGCATATAGCTCTTGTATGTATCCGTTGCAATAGATCATCTGAACCTAACTATTGGTCTTTCGGTTAGGGCATCTGTAATACCAAGCCTCCTACATTCCATTCGATAGTACTTCTCCACCGCCTCACGAGAGGAGCGAGAGATTGACACGCCAAGCTCACTCACCGAGGACGGCATAAGGAGAAACTCTGGGAGGCTCTCAACGAAGATCCTGTGAGCTCGTGCACCTCCATAGGTGTATACATCTTCATGCATATTCACCTTGCCAACTAGGAGAGTCTGAACATAGGACTCACTGAGAGCTACCCCCATAGCTTTATACTTCTCAAGAATGTACTCTAGGATGGTCATACCTACGCCTCCTACTTAATAGCCTTCAGGTCGATGGACAGGATGCGCTTGGGTACGACAATTTCTGGTACCCAGTGACACTCGTACTCGATGAAGCGACCTTCATTCGTACGCTCCGAGGTGACCATGTGGTCTCCAGCGAGAACAGAGTACGTTTTTCCACCCACACGGTCACTCAGCTCGTAAGGAGCTTTGTGTCGGATGTTACCGATCTGACCGGCCGGGAGGAACACGATCTTGTCGTCTGGGCAGAGGCTATAGTCGTTCCCGTTGAGGTCTGTCACCATGTTCCTTACGACACGGATCGTTGGAAGATCCAGAGCCTCAAGCATGGCATTTACAGCACTGAGTGGAACCGTGCCCTTGATCTCCACCTCTGTACCACCCTGCGTCACCTTGTACTTGCCTAGGAGCTCGGGGCTCTTGGCGAAGAACTTCAAGAACGTAGCTTGGTTCATCTCCATAGTAGCGAACCGCAGGTAGGAGTACTTATTGACAATGGATACGAGGAACTCGATTAGGTGGTCCTTGTCTGCGGCCTTTGCCTTTTCAGAAAGGATAGGCAGCTCCATGTCTACGATCTGAACACCTTGTGGGTTGTCCTCAAGCTTGACGGATGCCTTCCCGTTATAGAGAAGGTCAAAGGTGATCTTCTCCATACGCTTGTATGGGGCGATAGACACATCCTTAAAGTCCTCTACTAGGAAGTTATTCACCACATCTGCCGACACAATGCCCCTGTTGAGGCTGTTCACGAGTGACTGCAACCGCTCCAGTCGATCGTTATCCATCTGGAAGCGGTCTCCGAGGTCGATAACCTCAAGAGTTGCCTCTCCGATAGACCGACGACCGCGGATAGGCTTACCAGCCCCCTTGTCGATTACAGACCCCATCCGAACAGAGGTGGTAGTCCCGTACAGCGACTTGAACACGCGGGACAGAGTTGGGTCAAAGCCTAGGTACCTCCCGATGATAATCTCATCCCTCTGATTTGCTAGGCTTCGTTCGACTATCGCCGAGATGTACTCGGGCTTCCCCAGCAAGCCATCAATAGTAATATTCATAGTTGGTTTTGGTTTGTTAGTAGGCTGGAGTTAGACGAAGATGAAGCGGTCGGTCAAGCCCTTTTTATCCTCCTCGGTGAGTGGAATGTAGAGCTTACCAGTCTGAACCTCGAAGGCACGGGCTAGTGCGGTTACGGTTGCCCCCTCCTCGACCTTAGTAGGCGCATAGATGAGGTAGCCAGCTACACCCTTAGACTTGTTAGCCGAAGCATCGGTAGCCTCATAGAGCACAGCTCCAATGGTGAACGCTGACGTATCAGCATTAGCAGTGATGAGGTCGAAGTCCTTATCAGACGTGTCTACGCTGGCAACAGTGAGCGTCGCCGTCCCATTGGAGAGGAACACGCCAGCTGTCACCTGAGAGAACTTAGACACCTTGAGCGTCTTAGCAGACGACCCCGTCTCCAGTACTCGCACTCGCTTGAGCAGGGTAGCTGTACGGGTGGCCATATCCACTGAGATAGGAGCTAGAGGAGGGATGATAGTCCCCGCCGTCAGACCTTGGATGGAGAGATTGAAACCTCCCGACATGCGGTAACCCGTATCTACACGATAGAGCTCCTCCACAGGGACGTACACATTCTCCTTGTAACTAAATTTTGCCATTTCTACTTTTGGTTAAGGATTGATTGTGTCCCCTCCTTCACCTGGGTTACTATGGCATCCAGCTCATCACTGGCACCTCCGCCCCCAGCATCTGGCTTAACTCCATCCTTGAACTTCTCGTTGGCGACCTCTTCTTGGAACTTCTTGTACACTTCTTCGATGTTAGATACGAGCTCCTCGACATTGGTGCCTTCGTCAAAAGTTCGGCCAGATAGAGCCATGCCCGAGAATGAAGTAGGGATCTTCTTCTCCCCGAGTAGTGCATTGATCTGCTCCAGCTTGCTATCGTGTAGTTTCTCTCCTCGTAGCTCCCTCAGTTCCTTGCCTTGGGCGTCGAGCTTTTCAAGAACCTGCTTTAAGATTTCCCCGTTAGGATCACTGGGAGGTGCTGGCTCTTCAGGCTTGGGTTCTTCCTTCTTTCGCTTCATCTCATCCAGCTCCTTTCGTAGTTGAGAGGCTGCACCTCTCTCCTTATCTAGGTCGGACTGATACGATTTCAGGAACGACTCAGCATAGCCAACAAACTCTTCGATCTTGCTCTCGTCGGTAATGGTTTTACTCAGCAGGTCGGCCACCCCATCAAACGCCTTTTCACCCACCCCGAGATTGGAGTACCTCTGTTTGAGTGCCTGTAAGATCTTTGCTTTCATAAACTTGCTAATCTATTTACAACAAAGCTAGCACTAAGTGTTTTACATAGCAGGGATAGGTGTAAAATGTTAGATTTTAGTCGCCTGCGAAAAACCATACACCCCCAACGAGATGGTTACTCGTTGGGGGTGTATGATACAATTGTCAATGAGTAGACTACTCGCTATCCGCCTCCTTTCTAGGCTTCTCCACTTCGGCTGTACTCTCCTCTATCGTGAACGGGACGAGTACAGGGTCTACACGGAGAGATCGCCCAGACGATACGGCTGGTACCTGAAGGGATATTGCTCGCTTGAGGAAGCTATACCTGCGGGCGAGGTACTCACCGATGATCTCCTCGTGCTTTCGTACAGAGATATGAGCCCCCATAAATACATACTTGAATGCAACACCCGATAAGGCACTTCCCAGACCTTGGAGATCCTTCGGACTTATACGTGGGGTCATCGTAAGCGTGAAGCAGTCATCTACGTGTCGTGATATTTCACTCTCCGCTGCGTTAGTGGACTGATCCCATGTTAGGTATCGAACATCAGCACCGTCCCCACTCATCTCGATGGTCTGAGTCTTTCCTGATTTCTGAACACCACGAACCATCCCATTCACGAGCACCTTAGGGAAGAAGTTGTCGTTTATGCAGTCTGCAAAGTTGCTCTCCAGTTCCTCTATTCGTTTTCGCTTAGATTGGATCTTATCGCAGAAAGCCCTCTCCATCTCCATGTAGACTACCGGTATCTTGCCAAAGCCATGTGCGGTCTTTCGTAGTACCAGCCATCCAGCGTCAGCCCCCGTGCGGTGCTCATACAATGTAACCTCATCCTTATCTATCTCCATGAGCCTATGTATCTCGATACCATTGTCGTCTTTGATGGAGTAGAACCGATAGAAACGTATAAGGTCTCCATAGGCATCTTTGATTGGGACGAGCTTATCACCACGGAAGGGAGACCACACTTCGCAACGAAGCCTATTCCTTGCCACACCTGCGTAGGGTTTATCCTCGTAAAACTCGGGATCTTCGACAGACCACCAGTATTCAGCTACCATAGTCTCCGAGAGCAATGACCTCACTACACGCTGATTGACAAAGCGAATTTTATTCCTTCTCTCTGTGTCACCGATGATCTCCAGCATCCGACTCTCAGACTCGTTGCGAGGCTTAGCTTTGAGGTCGGGGTCTAGCCCGATGATAAAGGCTGTTTGTATCTCCACTATGGTCTGTTCGAGGGAGGTGGATATGCGATTTACCTTCTTGGTCTCGTATTCCGCTTGCTGTATCACCCTACCAGAGTTATCCAAGACCTCATCTTTGGTTAGCACACGGTCATCCTTTCGGAGGGCCTCGTCCATCACCTCGTGCTTCTCGTAGTCCCACTGACGTAGGAGCTGAGCGTACTTACCATCGTTGTACTTAGACCTCGCCCTAGAGATCTCGTTAGCCTTCTCTTCGCTAACCTTTGATACTGTATAATTCTCCATAATTATAGCGTTTTGTCTTCCTAAAACACACCCGTGTAGTCTCTCCTCCGCTCCTTGTCTCCCCAGCCAAGAACGAACCTTAGAACGAAATATCGGACAGCGTCCATAGCATGGTTATTCCCATCCATAGGTTTGTTTATGTAGTTCCCGTCTTTATCTTTTTCCCAGCAGTAGTTATCCAGCTCGTAGATGATGTTCTTGCTCCGTGATGTAACAACGATAATCATGTCGAGCATCTTGTTTATGCTCGCTATGATACTACCAGCACCTTTGTGGACGGGGGTCACTCGGAGACCACCAGCTCTAAGATCGTCTATAAGGCGAGGGTCGGCTGAGTCTGCGGTGATGTCGAGAGCTGAATAGGGACGGAGCGTTTTGATTATATCCCTGCTCCCCATGTGGGTAGCATAGCATATCTCATCTAGGTAGAGCGTATTCCCGTGTACAGCACAAAGCACACCAGCCGTAGGGTCGTTCGTATACCCAAAGTCGAGAGCCACACCGCAGTTGCCCACATAGGAGGGGATAGCGTCTATCGTTGAGTAGTTCTTGAAGATTGCACCTTCATTCGTGTCTGCCCACCTCCCTATCACTATACGCTCGTACTTGCTGGGGTTATTGAGCTTTATATCCTCGACCTCCTGAAGGAACTCCTTTGAGAGATACTCCAGATTGTCGAGGTACGTCGTATGGATGTGGAGCACATTCGGGTGGGTGCTTATCTGTACGGGGACTCCATCTATGTACTCTATCCGGTGGGTATCTTTGATGTATTTCTGATAGATGAAGTGGGAGGTACTAGCGGGGTTCATCACAACGATAACCATGTTCTGTATCCCCTTCGTTCGTATGGAGAGAACCATCTTATCATAGTCCTCTTCGCTTCGCCACTCCTCGGCCTCATCACACACGAACACGGACACACCTTGAATACTCTTCAGCTTAGCTGTTTGGTTGCCCGAGGAAGCGAGAATACCCATAAACATGAGCTCGCTCCCAGTGTACTTATTGATGATGCGGTCTTTCGTTACCTTGAAGTACTCTTGCGTTCCGTCCCGCTCTATCTTATCCTCCACCTCGGGGATAATGGACTTGCTTGCAGATACCAAGGTATAGCGAGTAAAGAGGATCTTCCTGTTCTTCTCGAACGTGAGGCGCTCTAGGTAACGGGCAACCTCAAAGCTCTTCCCGGAGCCTCGGCCTCCAGTGACAAGTATTATGAACTTATCCTTGTTCTTGTACAAGGGGTAGTACACCTCATGTACAGGGGTACGATGCTCATTTATCCCTAGACCTGAAGACATATAACAAGACTATTCCGTGTGGTTCTCTATCCATTTCTGAATAGGGACACCTACCTCCATATTGACATTGGCATTCACCGTAACCTCCTCTCCGAAGCCCTCCATGCGACCATACTTCTCAATCACGAAGCGGAGCATGTTCGGGTCGGGAGCGACGATAAACACCGTCTCTCCATTCTCATCCACTCCCGTCTTGCCGACAGCCAGGATGTGCGCTATATCCAAATAAGCGTCCAGCCTCCTACCCCACTGCTCTCGGAATATCTCCCCTATCTCAGGGTTATCCTTCTCCCACATAAGGAGCTTATAGCGTGACACACCAAGAGCCTCCGCCACCTTCGTCTTATTGCCTAACGTCTGCTTGGCCAGCTGGCGGAAGGTATCCATAGAAGGAACATCTATACGGCGTCGCCCACCCCCCTGCGGGCGCGTGCGAGTGTTATCTTTGGGAGCTGTTTCCGCTTTCTTCTTTGCCATATTCCTAGTGCCCTATGAGGTCATGTATGGTCTCGCCCTTGAGGTATCTATCAGACGGGGAGATATTTTGCCCTGGCAACATCTGCGCTAGGGCTTCCATGAAGTATAGTTTATTTGCGTAGTTCTGGAAGGAGAGAGTAACGAAGGCTTCACCCTCGTAGTAGTCGTCTTCCATTCCTTGGGAAACTTGAGCACGCACTTCCTTCACATGGTCTATACGAGCTTGCCTCTCTGCTTCGGATATTGGGGTTACCTCTCTAAAGCCTTGAGACGATGCTTTGCTATAGTCGAACACGTCAAAGGTGGGGGCTTCTGCCATCATGATGCTTATATCAGAGCTATCGAGCCCTGCGAGGTCGATGTCGATGTCAGGAAGTAGCTGTGCGAGGAGGTCTGAGTCAAACTCACCTTGCGCTGTTGATGAGTTCATGAAGATGTTCTGCTCCTTCTCCTCCTTCTCGGTGAGGCGAAGCACCTCTACCCTGATGGGGTAGTCGTTCTCCTTAGTGTCCGTATTGTAACGCTGTATCTCGTCTAGGATGGATAGCCTCTGGTGTCCAGACACGAGGTTGCCCGTTGTCTCATTCCACACGATACCACCAGCTAGGCCTATACGCTTGAGGTTAGCCTTCAGCCTCTTCCGAGCGTCGTCGGATAGTTTGCGAGGGTTGTAAGATGCAAAGTTGATCTGAGACCTCATCAGCTCAATGGATGGTGCCTGCTTAATTGCCTTGCTCATACTTGGGATCATAGCTTAGGTAGTCAAATAGTATCTTCTCTGCCTCGGGGAACTCTGTGAGCACTCTGTGTAGGTCTTGTGGGTAGTGCTTACGGCAGAACATTAGGAAGGGGATGTTTGTGACGTCTGAACCTTGACTCTGTCCCCCACCGTACTTCAGCGGCGGTATGAGCCTCTTTAGCTTGATGTACTTCTCCACGTCCTTGTTCAGATAGAGCGAGAGAGGATATGCCTTTCTGGTCTCCTCGTTGGTCATCTGGTCGGGGTAGGTTCGCAACACCCCCCGCCGATTAAGGCTGTCAGACTGCTTGAAGCCGAAGATAGCCCAGTCTATACCAGTGAGGGCTCTTGCATCTTCGGTTATATCGCTAAGGGTCTTTATCCTCTGTGAGGTGTCTTGCTCACAGCCGAGGTATCCATACTTCCTATACTGTGTGAGAGCATAGTGTGGGACTTGAATGAATTTCACCCCGGGGTACTTGCGCTTCGCCCAGAGTATGTACTTGTCTATGTGCTCAAGATCTTTGACCATGTACATATAGACGCAGACCACCTCCTCAAATCGGGAGTAACACAAATCAAGTAAGGCGATACTATCCTTACCCGTCGCCGAGTGGAATAGCAGCACCTTACTTGTCTGTTGCGCCACCCTACGTATACACTCGATAGCGTGACGCATAGATTAGGCTCGCCTACTCTGACTTACACCGAAATTTGGATAGGTTCGCCCTGAACGAGTGGTAAACCGCCCCTTCTTCTCATTGTAGTCTTGACGCAGCACCTTGTGGGCCTCGGCCGCTGTATACCCCTTAGGCCTGAGAGAGGTATGTAACCGCTCTGTATCTAGGTTGTAGGAGTCCGACCTCTTTCTATTTCTTGCCATAGTCTGTTTTGGTTAGAATTAAACTTACGATGAATTACACATATAGCTTTGTATAGCTTTGGTTACTCTGAGTACACTACTGATCCAAGAGCAATACCGATCCAGGCGTCGTCCAACCCAAAGCCCTCGGTCTTTGCCTCTGCGTACATAGCTTTGCCAATCGCCGACTGGGGGGCCGTGTCCTCAGGTAACTTAACCCTAATATCGGAGACCTTTATCAGAGCCCGGGGCGAGGACGAGCTATAACCCGCCTGTAGGAGTAGGTGGGTGTATGGCTTTAAGTCCGTAATCTCTTTGTCCTTGACGACGAAGAACTTCTTGACGTAGTGTTCGTTGTACTCTCTGAACTCTACACGTTTGTCACCGGACAAGATGCGATCTAGCACAGCCTTACAAATCGTAAGATAGCATACCTGACTAGGCTGGATATTATGCTCGGCCATATAAGCCTGCATGGTTGGTGAAAACTGTACTGCCATAACGCTGTTTCTTGTTTCTCAAAGATACGAATTTTATAGTCACATAGATGGCTATAATACAAAATATTAGATATTGCAGTGCCGACACCTGCCCGGCACCAGCACTGCGTTTGTTTCTTATCTCTCGTCGTGTAGATCGAGCTGAGCGTCTGCCTACTTTACGATCTTTTCGCCTATCTCATCGAGATTGACCTCTTTGCACATCTCTAGCACCTCGGGGCTAAGCCGCAAGAGTCGAGCCGTCTATCTTAGAAGGTACTAGTCATTCACTACCTCGAAGTATTCTTGGCTGCCTGTCTGGATGACAGCGAGGAACTCTGAGTGTCTTTCGATAGGTTCGTTGTCCTTGAGTACACCAATCATAGCTCTGAGAAGATCTGTTGGCTTCACATCTGCTGGGACCTCGTCTACTGCCAGTGTTGCTCGTGCTTGGTTGTACCCCGCCCTGCTTTCGTCGTCTACATGAATGTAGTACTCGAGGGCCACTTCGTAGCTCTTACCTGCGATTTCGATAGTCTTGTCCATTGTCTTGTCTTATTTATGGGTTATGTGTCGCCGAGGTTCGTCCCCTTTTGACAATACAAAGGTACGGCAAAGTTTTGATACCACCAAATATTCAAGCAAAATAATTCAAATCTATCAGCTAGGCATTATAAAACAGATGGATAGTAAACAAATCATAAAGCGAAAAAACAGAGAAAGCATATAAATAATACGATAACATACATATTAGAGTCAAAATAAATCAGAATATCGCAACATCTCATCCCTCAACGCTTGTATACACATCCTTTCCTCCCCATAGACCTTAAAGCGAAACGCAAGAGATCCTATCTGGTAGGATAGGTAATTTCTATTCATGGGTATAGAACGAGAGATCATGCCACCGAGTTTGTGAGGCATCCTACTCCCTCCAGATATGCATTGAGGAGCAACAATAAGGAGTACGGCTGTTACAATTCGATCCCTCGACTGGTAGTGCTTCCAGCCCATATCCCGAGAATACCTCCACCCTATACCAACAAGGCTATCTATACTCTTCTGATCCATGATATTCATTCATGAAAACAACGGGGAGAGGCTCATCACCTCTCCCCGTGTTGTTACTCGTCCTTGTCCCCCGTGAGGAAGTCTAGGATGTCCGTCTCCACGATGGAGAGGGTGCGGTCGCATGGAATTTCGTTGTAGGTCGTCTCGTACGCCTCTCCTAGGCTAGATGCGGTGACGAGGTAGGTGTACTTGTGCAGTGCCTCCTTTTCGTCCTCATCTACAACCTTGACTACGTAGTATCGGACGTCGTCATCTTTACCTGCTGGGGCATGTATCACAGCGTCGAACTTCTTCTTGGTGATAGCCTTCACCTCGATAGGTGTATCGTTGGCCGCTCTAGTCTGCACCTCTTCCTTGATGAGGACTTCCGCCTCGGTGAGGTTATGGGCTTTCACGAGGTAGTTCTCGGTGGTCGTTCCGTGCCCGATCTTGGCATACACGACCTTTGCTTGGTAGATGTTCATTGCTTTCTGTTTCTTGGGTTCTTGCCTGCTTCCACGTCGAACTCGACGAGGTCGCCTCTATTGACATTGTAGTAGTCTTCCTTGGATACCACGGCGGAGTGCACCTGCCATACCGCAAGCCCGTTATAGTTACTGAATAACACAACATAGGTGGTATCCCTCCCCTCCATACGGAGGTGTTTCCCTTCTACATAGCCACTTCTGTACGGCGAGCTGTTGCAAGCAGTACAGATAGTAGCTAGTAGCAGGATGGATGTGGCGTATAACCGTCCCATATCTCGTTTCGTCGTTTTAGTTCTGCGTCTATTTTTTCCAGTAACCGCTCCTTGATGGCGATTTCCTCAAATGGGTAGTATTCCCCGTATCTTCTGGCTCGCTCCCAGTCGTCCTTCATCATCCTAATCTCTTCTACTAGAGATAATCTGACTCCGAATAGAGACCTTGTAGTTGTTGCCGATACCCCGAATTTGGATATTGCAGATCTCGTTCCCATTACACCTGAATATTACATGTTGTGGTTCGTTGCGTCTTACTATGCGTTCTTAGCCTCGCATTCCTCCTGCTGGTCTAGCAGAGTGAGGTATGTGAGCAGTGTGTCGTACTGCTTCCGCTTGAGGTACTTCATCTCGCTGGAGAGGGTGTCCACTTCGCCACGGTTTTCCTCGTCGGCAAGACGGCCAAGTTCCTCCTCTAGGAGCTCCCGCACGTTGATGGGCTGGACGTCCTCGGTTGGCTTCTCTGGCTGGTCGCTGGAGGGCGTTGCACTTAGCATTTGGCAGATAACCTTTACTCGGTGTTCTTGGGCTAGTTGCTTAGCCTCCTCCAGCGAGCAGGCTTTCGCAATACTCCAATACTGGTATCCCTTGAACACATCGCCCTTAGACTCCCTGGAGAGAGCATAGAATTCCTCGGCATCTCGGTGGTAGCGGGTTATTCTGTAGCTCAATCGTTCTTTCTCCAAATTGTAGTCTAGAGCTTGGTGTTTCTCGAGTCCATGTCCATCGACCTTCTCCCAGACGAGCTCTGGGATGAGCTTCCTGATTTCTTGTTCTGTCATAGTCTATTCTGTTACGTCTACCTTGTTCAGTGCCTTCTCGAGTTTTTCGATAGCTTTACTTAGGTTCGTTAGTTTTTTTCGAAGCATTGTATCAAGAACCTGTAACCAATCTATTTCTTGCGGTAGGTAATTGAGAGGTGTTTCCTTCAAGTCTACAAGCTTGTCATGGATGTCTTCTCTTGTATCTTGGGCATCTTCAAGCCGTGATTTTAAGATGGAGGCAAAGCCTTTCATCTCTTCGAGTTCTTCTCGTGTCATTACTCGTCGAAGTTGAAGTATTTACAAAAACTATCTACTTGATGTAGGCGAGCTAATCCTTTTGCTTCCTGCATTGTGAAACCTATATATTTGGCTTCTGGGTCTGGCTCACCTTCGTAGAAGATGGTCAGAGTTACTCTACCATTATTCTCCTCTTTGATATAGGCGTTATATACGTCATAATCAGCGGAGAGAACAGGGTCTCCATTGTCGAGCTCATCCTCCATCCAGTTCAGAGGCTTGAGGCTTATTGCGATGTCTTCTCGTGTCATAGTTCGTTGAGTTGTGAGGGGCGAACTGATGCACGCCCCTCTGTGATTAAGTTGCTATCGTCGCTCTTGGAGAAACTTCTTGAAGTCCTCTTCGCAGTAAGAAATAGCCTCTTCCTTTAGCGCAAAGCCTTCCCTGAGTGTCTCCTTGAGGTCATCCATCAGGACACCTCTAGGGTCTACCTCTAGTGGTAGTTCGTCTCGGAAACACCTCCAGTATGGTCCATGCCCAAAGTTGTGGTTGAAACAGAAGTATACCATCTGGGTGTCGTGGCTAATCTTAGCATACCCGATAGCATTATCCCGTGGGAAGTCTTCGTTTTTCGTCCACTTAAGCTTGGGTACTTCGGCCTCTTTGATGATCTCCATAGCCCGCTCCCAGCCGGGGAAGCCCCCGAGGTTGCGGTCATCGATATAGATGTTGGCGAACACCTTGTTGCCAGAAACACCTCCGAAGGCCTTGAGGTTGTTCGGCTCGTGCTCGTTCACGAGGTCGAAGGATATGCCGTGCTCCTTGCACCACTTGACGGCGTCGTCTAGCAGGTCACCTTGTCTGCACGTCCAGAGGATGAGGTCGTGCCCCCGCTCTTTTAGCTCCTTGATGCTCTCTATTGCTAGGGGCATTGGCTCGCCTATCTCGGGGTACTTGTTGCGACAGATAGTTCCGTCGAAGTCGATTGCTATAATCATTGCCTTTTATCGTGTTTTGTTGTGTTATAGGATGATGTCTGTTATCTTTGGTAGGGCGGAGATAACAACAATGGGGTTACTGGTGTACTTTGGTATCCCTCGCCTTACCTCAGCGGCAGATTTCCCAAATGCAATCGACCCACACTTATATTCTCCATCCTCGATCTCGTTCACGAGGTAGGCATTGAGTTTGCCATGTAGTATTTCTTCTTCGTCTAGTCCATCAATATCAAGATCGACGATGTCGTCGAGCTCTCTGGCGTATTCGTCCGCGTCGAAACCGAGCATCAGTCTTTTGTACTGATTGAGCTTTTCGACAGCCTCCTGCTGGCTATCTGCATATATGAGGAATTCCTTACGCTTGCTCGTGTACTCGTAGGCTATTCTGTCGTATAGGCATGAGAGGAATATTTTCATAGCTGTATTTCGTTGCTGGTTAGTACTTCTTTCCGTGGAGTCGTGGGCGGGTTGCGTTGTAGCGCATCTTGAGGAGAATATGACGCTCGAGGTCGATACCTATACGCTCTGCGATATTCATAATGCAGCATAGCGCATTATAGAATTTCATCATAAGCGGGGCTATGATTGGGGGCTCACACAGATAGCACACAGCCTCATATGCCAATTCTGGGAGATCCTTACCATCTAAGCCTATAATGAGCTTATAGTTCTCATTCACATCTTCAGAGAGGTCTATAGTCTCTGCGGCCTCCTCGATGATACTCCCGTATAGGTCAAGCAGTCGTATGGTGGTGTCTGCTAGCTCATCCTCTAGGGTGTCCTTGATGTGAGCCTCGAAGGACGGGATGAAGGCTTTATCGGGGAAGTCCTCTAAGCCCTCTGGAATGGAGGCTGTCCGCCCTTTTCGGTGTGCCTCCACGGCCTCGGACAGCTCGGTGATAGCGAGCATTAGGTAGTGCTCGTTGCTGTGTGGTTCATCCCAGAAGCCTTTAGCCACGGCGTTAGCGTGGACTTCCTTGGCTAGTTCGTAGTAGTTCATTGTGGTTGCTTGTTGTTTCTTTGTCGTTCGATTGTCACCTTGAGTCTTTCCTCGGAGTTGCTTGGGAGGAAGTCGGTGATTAGCTCCTTTATGGAGGTCGTTCTCCCGAGGGCAAAGCCGTAGGTCTTTCCCCAGTTGTATGCTATCACGTTGGAGACGCACACAATAGCGATGCCTATTAGGGCTAGGATGATTGTGTTGCTGTCCATTACTTGGTCGTTTCTGCTTGTCCGTCTGGTTCGCTCTTTGCCTTTGGCTTCCGTGCTTCTGCCTTGTGCTTGAGGGACTCCTCTAGGCGGCCGATACGCTTGTGCTTGGCTTCGTCGAGATGCTCGAGGCGTTCGATGCGGGTGGACGCATCCTTGTAGTGTCGGGTCTCCTTGTTCTGGTAGGCCTCTATCTGTCCCCTCAGGGCGGACAGCTCACGTGCAAAGGACACGAGTAGGAGGGTAGCTGGTATCGCTAGTAGGATAGCGATAGTAGATAGAATTACTGCTGTTAGCATTGTCGTTGGTTGTTAGTTGTTATTGGGAGGTTTGGAGTTGTTGCATGTTTTGCAACAACTGAGAGGTGGGAGCTATCACCATTTCGGGTTATGGTGATAGCTGTGAGGGAGTAGTGATAGCTAATGTTGATAGCTATCTCATTTGGTCGCGGTCTATCCAGCCCCGCTCGTAGCCCAAGTAGTACGAGGCTACGACGATGAGCGGTGAGAGTATGACTAGGAGTATTGTACTCATGCTTATATGTTTGTTATCTCAATGAGCCCAATGGGTGATACCTCCATTAAGCCTTTCTGTCTATGTAGTAGAGGTAGTAACTCCATGATAGGATAGACGTCTCTCCGTACTTTTCTAGGACTCGGTTTGGGTCGTACGGGGAGGTGAACTCGGGGGCCGATTGCTCTCTAATCACTACGAGGAGCTTCCGTTTGCCAAAGTCCACTATCTGGTAGGGCTCCACAGATAGCTCCTTAGCTTCGGCGACTCTATCCTTTCTCTTGAGGAGGTTGGCGACCGCCCTATCTGACTGCTTTAGTCTGGCTTTTCGGAGGCCTAGTACGATGTGGTACACTAATAGCTGTCGGAGGAACATACGGAAGGGCTTGGACTGCATTACAGTCGTCCCGTGGGCTCGCCCGTTCTTGACGTCCAGCTCGTGATCTAGGCTGGATAGATAGCTCAGGTGAGAGTAAAGAGAGCCTATTGCAACACTTCGGAGTTTGCCGAAGTCTATATTTCTGATGTCGGATGATATTATCATATCTGTGGTGGTCTTGTGCTTATGTGAAGGAGGGCGAGGAGCGCTGCGTCACGCTCCTCTTGGTTGCTCCTCTTTTCGCTCGAAGGGTGCAGGGTCACCAGGTTACGCTTGCAGTGACCCACTAGCTCCTCATGGGAGATTTTACCGCCCCCTCCTCGCCAAATCTTGGTTAGTGGGAGTTGCTCGATAAAGTCTAGCCCCTTCATCTGTAGGTATACCCTTAGCAGGTTATAGGTCTGGGCACAGAGGCCAACGGAATACCCTTTCTTGGCTATCGTCCCTCTGGTGTCATTGGGGCTGTAGTGCCAATTGTGGGAGGTGCTGTACGCGTTCTCGATTACCACTAGCGTCTTTCTCCCATTGAGCACCACCTCTGACTCCTTTATGTCTTGAAGCATATCAGTGAGGGAGTAGAAAGGCTGAGTGCTTAGGAGTAGCTCCCTCTTCTCGAGGTCTAGTGTGGCTACGCCCGATGCCTTGCTGTCTGGGTCTATCCCGATGATGTGGGTATATCCTTTACTCATCTGTTTCGTTTCGTTCTTCCTGCTTCATCCATCTAAACACCCGATACATCCGCTTGAACGCCTTGCGCTCTGCGATTATAGCCTCTACAAAGGATCGAGCGGCGTCTCTAATGCTGGGTTGCTCCTCCTGCTTTTGTATCTTACTCATTGTCGTTGTCTTGTTGTTCGGTGTCTGTTTGCCTATCGTTGCCAAGGTCGTCTAGTATCTTGATATTGAAGTCTACGCACTCGTTCAGACGTTCGATAGCAAGTTCCGAGAATTTGGTGCAGACAGCTATTTCTACTGCAGTCTGAAGCATGTCTACTTCTCTGAGGCTTCTGATTGTCTGCCCTTTCTGGGAAAGAGCAAAGTCCTCCATCTCCTTGTATTGGTCTAGCATGTCTGATAGGTCGTAGAAAAACCTCTGTACCCCCAACTTGTCGATGGTGTATTGCGTTGTGTCCATATCTCTGTTTGCTTGGTTAGTTGTCGTTACTGAAGAGCGGAAGCTCCTCAGAGTCTCTTTCTTGGAATTTCTTGATCCTTCCCATTCCAGCGTTGTAGTACTCTTCGTCGATCTCTACCCCGATGAAGTCTAGCCCGAGGTTGTGACAAGCCTCTGCACACGAGAAAGAGCCTGCGAAGAAGTCAGCTACAAGCACGTGATCCTTGCCCTTGGGTAGGCAGAGGTTTATCAATCGCTCTAGGAGGCGTACGGGCTTTTGCGTCGGGTGGATAGTCTTGTAGTGGTCTCTAGTGAGGCTGATGATCGTTTTTTCGTTCATGCCAAACTCAATTCCCTGAATGACTGTTACACACCTGTTGTGGTTCCAAGATCCACCTGTTATCCCCGGCCCAATCTTCCCACTGTAATCACACCTAGTTATCTTCTTTACGTCTTCCTCGTAGGACGAAACACTCGTATCCGTTTTCGTAATGGAACTCTCCAGTGTACTTAGACCTTTATCTTCGTCAAACTCGATACTATTGGCTTCCAAAAAACTCAATACAGTCCCAAGTCCCTTGGGGTTGCCAAACACCGTACACAAGCGCTTGACGTCCGTAACGATGGCCTTCAAGTTGTGTCTCTTCATCTCTAGGTATGGGACTTTTACCTTGCGAATGCCACCATCACCTTTTGCGAAGATTGCGATCGTTTCGTGGACACGGGAGATATTCAAAACTGGAGATGAGGAATGCCTCTTATCCCAGACTATCTCCTCCTTGAATTTAAGCCCGAGGTTGGCGAGTATCGTGTTCCATCGGTAGAAGCTCTCGCCACGACCAAACATGATAATCATTCCATCCTTGGTTAGCACTCGCTTGCACTCGGTGAAGAATGCCTGCTCGTCAAAGGGGCGCTCCAAACGCTGGCCTACCAAGTATAGGTAGGGAGGATCCATGCAAATGATGTCGATACTCTCGCTTGGGATCTTGCGAATTTCCACCTCGCTATCCCCGTGTATAGCCTTGATATTGCTCATAGCTTAGAATGTAAGACCTTCCGCTGCTTGTGGCTGTGCTGGGGCGGGTGCTGGAGTTGCTACGGGCTGGGTGTATGCCTGCTGGGTGTATGCCTGAGTCGTGGGCTGGGTGGCTTGTGCTACGGGCTTTGCCTGTGGGTAGGTGACCTGCCAAGCTCGCACCTCGGTGAACCACTTGCCGTTCCATTCACGGCTTTCGATGTCGAGATTGGCGGTGACTACTGCACCCGCTTGCAGGGGGGACTTGTCGATGTTGTCGTTCAGTAGCGAGATAGCTACCTTACGGGGATACTGCTCTTGCGTCTCGAGGATAAACACCTGCTTGCGCCAAGCGTTACCCGCCTTGGAGACCCCTTGCTCTAGGGGAAGTATCAGAGTGATACGCCCTGTTAGTTCTACGTTCATGTCTGTACCTGTTTTATCGTTTAGTTATCTAAGAATGATAGTATGTGCTTGATGACCTCTACCGTCCACCCATTGCCTAGCATCTTGTAGGCTTGAGTGTCGGAGCACTCCCACTTATACCATTCGGGAATGGTCTGCAAGCGGGCACACTCGGTGGGTGTAAGACGCCTTAGTATTCTATCCATCTTCACGCAGGGCTGACCGCTACCGTCATTTCTTGCACGAGCTGGAATACAAGGGCTCTTGCATTCAGAGACTTCTCTAAAGCCTCTATCCTCTTTATGTGTACGCCATGTACCTACAGCCAACTCTACTACGGTTTGGTTATTCCCGTCTTCACGAGACTGAGCATTTAAGCACGGCGACTTCATTGCCTTCATCGTCCGTAACTCTGTTTCTCCAAAGAACCTCAGGGAACCGACCGCTAAGACGATAGTCATACCATTTGACCTATATCCTTTGTGAGAGCAGGACAGGAGCGAGCATGCTTTTTCGTCCTTCCTCCTTAGGTTTTTCTCAAGCCAAGGGTCTCGTATTTCAATGATGTCCATATCAGAGTGGTTGCCTCCACTATGGCCACCAGCTGTTAGGCAAGATGCCTTGCCTTGTAGAGCTTTTGGCCTCAGGTCACGGTCTAGCTTGACGACGTCCCAGCTGTGTTTAGCGTCTGTAGATATAGCTCCACCTACTCTAATCGCCCTTGCCTTACCGCTTACTTCTTGACCAAACACACCAGAGTCTATGTAGTATTTATCATCCACTTCCGCCTCTAAGATGTCTTGAATAAATATGCCTCTGTCCTCAGGGATGGGAATGTCTGTATGCACATCCCCGAACAGCCCCTCTTGTCGTGTTCGTATGTTGCTCCAATACAGGCGGACTCTATTCTGAGCTGACACGAGGGAGGAGTTAATCACCACGGGCATCAGTCCTAGGCTCTCATTGATTTGTCTCTCGTCGTTTGGTCGCATCCTCACATTCTCTAGCAGGAACTTGACGCTGGGGTTGTAGGTCTGAATATGTCTCAAGATTTCAAGGAACACCCAATAGAGTCTACTCCTTGGGTCGTCATGTCCTAGCATTTTACCCGCCAGAGAGAAGCCTTGGCAGGGAGAGCCTGCGAGTAGCAGGTCTATGCTAGACCAGTCTATATCCCACTCCCTCCATTTCTCTACGTCTCCTAGCTGTAGGGTGTCTGGGAAGTTGAGCTGCGTTTGCTTGATAGCGTGCTTGTCTATCTCACTTGCATAGTACCGACTGATCGGAACACCCATATCACGAAGGGCTATTTGCCCGCAACTCATACCATCAAAGAGGGATAGGACAGTCAGTGGCTTGATTGCGCTACTCATATCTTTTATGGGGATGACCCTAACTAATCTTTGTTTGCTCCAGAGGCCTTGAGGTAGCCTCTTAGGGCGAGCAGCTTGGGAGACCAGAAGAGGGTACAGCTATCATTGTACCACGGCTCGCTCGTGATCTCTCTACGGCGCTCCCTTCGTATCTCCCTATTCTCTTCTAATATCCTCTTGTGGAGCTCTGGGTTATGAGCCTTGAGTGCATTGGAGACGACCGGAGTAGTCCTAGGGAAGTCCTTGACAGCTTCGTCAAGCGGTATACGCTCGGTGAATACTCGGTGCTCGATGAGGGCTATATCCTCATCAGTGAGGGAGAATACATCTCGACCTTCTTCTGAGAGTCCGCCCATGTACTCCTTGACCACCGGTTTATCTTTCTTTTTCATTGCTTTGCTGATGTGAACTTGTTGATGAAGTAGAGCTGCCCCTTGGGTGTCACCTTCGTAGTGATCGTGGTGTGGAGTACGCCGTCGTTCCCCGACCTGATGCCCTTCTTGAGCTCGAATAGCCCCATGTCCATAGCCCTCTGCGTTGGCTGGTTGCGCATCTCTCCGTGCTTACTGCAGAGGAAGCCCTCGCACCTCATCCACTCAAAGAGTCGGTTCTGCCCGATGTCTACCCCGTTTTGTCGGAGGATCTTGGCGAGTTCTCCGATTAGGATGGAGGTGTTGGAGGCGAGTACCGCCGTAGCGAATGCCACCTTGGGGGCGTCTTCCTGCACCTTAGCCTGCAGGGCTTCCTTCTCCTCCTCTGCCTGCAAGGCAAGCCGTAGGAGCTCGGAGCGTGAAGCGTTAGCTAGAGGGTTTACGGCTACCCCCGTTGTTAGCAGCTCCTTCACTCGGTCGTTGCACCATATTGCGAATGCTGGGCTAAGCCACCTAGCAAACTCTATGGCTACATCCTCGTGCATCCAGGTGCCTTGATCATCTGGAGATCCGCCGTGTACCACTTGCACTAGATCCGTTAGGCATTTCTGCCTAACGGCTGATAGTGAGGTGATAAACTCTTGGGATGACTGCGTTCTTAGCCAGTCCTTGGTCGTCTTCCCGAACGGCTTAGCCATCTCTGTGGCGTTCACCATCACGCTATCGCCCTGCTGGAAGGTGATAGGACTCCCGTTGTATCGGAAGGTTTGATTTGCTTGGACTATCTGTGTCATTTCAGAGCTCTCTTATCTGTAGTAGCTTTTATCTTGAGCTTCTAGGAGCTCAGCTGTGTAGTAGCTGATACGACCGCTCTCTGCTCTTCGCTCTTGTACTAGGCATAGAGCCTTCCACCTCTCTACATTTGCACGACCGAACATTCGGTATGCTTTTGACTGAGATATTACAGGAGAGCCAAACTCTTGCTGTACCCCCTTCTCTATGGCCATAGCAAGATACCTCTGGAGGTGTGGGTTAGTGGCTATTGCGCTCTGTATGCTATCTTGTGATGGGAGTCGTTTCATTCTATTGTCTTTTTCCTAGCTAGATTGAACCATTCTTGGGGTGTCTGGTGGAACTCCTCCTTTGTTTTATGATGATTAGCTAGTGCTATATCATCTATGTTGGATATCCTATCGTTCCAATATAGAAGTAGCCAGTCGAAGAATACCGATGGTGTGAATTGTCCGAACACCTTGCCATATTGGAGTGTCAAGCATTTCTCCTTGAAGATGTATAGGTCATCTAAATAGAGATGAGGATAGGAGGCTATCACCCGCTTTGCCATCATCTCAATCTGATCTGGTCGGAGCCCCGAACCAAACCAATCATTGACCTCTAGGATGATTATGGATATATGCCTTAACAGCTGATCCCTATCTCCATCATCCCTATTTATCAGACATAGTGGAGCGATCAAATCAGAGTCAATAGCTCTCATAAGCTCTGGGAACGAAGGAGTATTACCTTCACTTGATCCCATCCTCAATAGCCTTCCGCATTTGAGCAAGCTGACTGATGTGCTCTTGTTTTGCCTCTGTAGCTGTCCTTGGGGCAATTCGCCTCGTTCTGTAGGAGCTAATGATTTCATTGTACTTACTGCTTATTATAGATGGAGATAGATGTTGTATTAACCAAGGGTCACTGATGCATTGAAGTAGTCCAGGAAAAGCTGAAAGGATGTCCTCCGTTCCACACCCTCTACCTTTGCTTTTCAGAGAGAACTCTATCTTGGTGTATATATCTCTGAGTGCTTTCATCTCCTTAGCAGACCAGTAGAAGCTCTCCCCCGTCACCTGCGTATAAAACTCATTGAACGTTTCACGCATTTTGGAGGTCGGGCCCGCCTCCTTTTTCTTCGGCTCTTTGGCGGTTAGGTCTGTCACATTTTCTGTCACATTCGCTGTCACATTCGCTGTCACACGCTCTGCTAGTTTGCCCTTTGGTGGCAAGGGTTTCGCTGTCACATCTGCTGTCACATTTGCTGTCACATTCGCTGTCACACGATATATCTTTCCTCGGTTGATTTTCAGCACATCTTCCATCTTGCGAATAGATGCATTTGGGAAGGCGGAGAGGTAAGCCTTTATCAGGAAGGCTTGGGGATCAGACTCTAGGAGCATTATCTCCTCTTTCGATAGCCTCATACTCAGGTGTGGAGAAGAATACATCGTTTACGGTCTTTCCGAAAGTGATTAAGCCCCCCCTATAAAGCTCTATCAAAGCTGGCCTAGCTTCGGAATAGGAGCACGGAAGAGCGCACTCAAGCTCGACCTTAGTCACCAATAGCGGTCTTCGACGACCTGCCCTTATGCTCTCTAGTAGGCTATTGAGTAGGGCTAGTATCTCCCTCGCTTGGTGTGAGATATTGTAAGAGGCTTCGCTTGTCATAGTAGATCCTTGTGCCATTGTGCTGTACATATCTGTACTTCCCCATTTTTCTACCCGAAAGCAGGGTTGGTCGAGATACCCCTAATAGGGCACTCGCCTCCTCTGCCGTAAGCCAGTTTGAAGGGTGCGTATTCGTCTGGTTAGCGATAGCGTCCTTTGCCTTGTCGATCGAAGTGCGGACGTTATGCTGTCTCTCTTCCTTTGTTAGTTCTGCTACATTCATATCCACTTATATTCATTCTTCCTATGTTGGCATGAACACGTTTGTAAGAGGTCTACCTCCCGATACGATCTGCCAAAGTCCTTTATGCTTATCCCCGCTTGCATCTATCAGCCGAAGGTCTTCCACTCGACCGAACATTCGATAGGTTCCGCAGAGGTCTATAATCCATGATTTGTCCTTATTTGGGTGTGGTCGTATGGCTCGGCCTACGATCTGATACCACAGAGATAGCGAGCGAGTAGCACGGGCGACAACCACCGTATCCAGCTCGGGATAGTCGAAGCCCGTAGTAAGTGTTCCTACGTTAGCGACGACCTTTATACGACCGCTCTTGAAGCCTTCGAGTATTCGCTCCCGCTCTCGCTTTGGGGTCTCACCTGTTACCACAGCGGATATACCGGGGAAGTGCTCTATCAGCTCCTCGCTCTCCTCGACAAACTGCGTGAAGACCAAGATCCCCTTTCGTGGAACCTTGGCATTGTACAGTAGACGCTCTACCACATTCACGAGCTTCCCTGCAAACCCCGACCGTAGGTATTCTGCACGGAGGCTAGCCTCTGTGTAGCCCTGCCCTGTGCTATTCACGCTCAATCGACCAATGTCGATACTCTCTATGTTGTAGTAGTCCATTTGAGCGAGGAAGCCAGCTTGTAGCAACTCACACACCTCCGTGTAGTGGATCAGTTGTGTGAAGAACTTGCCCCTCAATCGAGTGAGGAAGCGTAGCATTGACCCGGGCGACTCTCTAGTGCCAGTGGTATATAATCGGTATGGAGTTGCCGTTAGGCCTACACACTTAGCCCCTATATCTTTTAGGAAGGTCATGTACATTCCATTGGGGGCTTCGCTAGCAAGGTGAGCCTCGTCGATGATCACATAGCGGAAGTGCCTGAACTCATCGGGTTTCTTGTACACACTGCCTATCGTGGCAAATGTTGCCTTATTGACCTCCTTACGTCCACAGCTCGCAGAGTATATGGAACAGAATAGGAAGCCATAGCTACAGAGCTTTTCATAGTTCTGCTCTAGGATCTCCTTTGACGGCTGTAAGATTAGCACGTCAGTGTCTAGTCTATTGACAATATCTGCTATCACTAGGCTCTTCCCTGATCCAGTGGGCAATACCATAAGCCCGTGCCCCTTTCTGCTACCATCCACTAGAAAGCGGACGGCAGCATCAGAGGCTTGTTGTTGGTATGGTCGGAGGGTATATTGCATAATCTTAATTGTGGGCTAGATCCAACGCTTGTTTAGCTCCACCTCTCTCTCCATCTCGCCTAGCATACCATGCTCATCTGATGAAGGGAGATATATGCCTGCTTCTTTAGCGGCCCAATCTCGGAAGCGGTCTATTGCTGTGGACATCTCTTGGGTGTTAAGCTCGGAGGTGGATCGTAATATGTTGTACATCCCAATACCCTGCCCCGACTTCTCCCTTAGGAATAGGTCGGGGTTCACGTGTCGCTTGAAGAATTCCTGCTTGATATACTCCATCCTCTCTCCATATTGGAGGGCGAAGTAGGAGAGTATGAGGTGTAGGTAGCTATTCTGCTTGAGTGTTCGCTTGCCCCTCTTCTCCGTCAGCTCAACGAGCAAGCCCTGACGATACAGGAAGTTACACCTCTCTTTGAACTGGGTGCGGTCAAGCTCTCGGGAAAGGTCGAATATCATTCGCTTGCGAAGATTTTAGGGTTGGTGATAAGGTGGCGGTTAGCCTCGATGAAGTCGATGAGCTCTACGACCTTGCCCTCGAGTATTGGTATGTCTCGCTCTGGAGTAAACAGGTACTCCTCGCTGTATGTAGCCTTGAGCTTGACCACCACCTCGGGAGGCTCGGGGTTTTGCTTCGTGATATTCGTGCTTATCTCCGCTACATCGTAGCTGAATAGATCTACGCCCGTGTAGCCCATCTGTTTGAGGCAGTAGGGATAAACAAGGTGCTGGGAGTGGTCTTTGAACTTGCCTACCTCGTACGACCCCGTGGTCTTAATGTCGTGGACGCTTAGTGGCATCAGCTCATCTAGGTAGCCGTAGAGCCTCACATCACCCCGCCTTGTAGGTAGTACCCCTTCCACGAACATCTGAGGTATTGCCCCCTTGTAGTTACCTGCGAAGACCCTAACAGCATCCACGGGGTAGATAAACGTACGCCCGTTGTAGCTCGCCTTGAGGCTTGTAACGTTGCCAGCTTCGTCGTAGAGCTTCTCTACCTCCACCTCCTCGGACTTCCTCCCGAGAATAAGGCAGTCCACCAGCTCATTGAAGACGGTACCTATGTCTGCCTTGATGAGGTCTTTTGGCACTCGGTTGATCTTGTCGATGAGATCTTGGAATGCCTTAGCCTCGTATTCTTCGAGCGTGAGGGAGGGGCTTTCAGCCCCACCCCAATACTTATTGTAGATTACCTCGGACTTGGAGTAGTCCGTGTAAGCGTCAATAAGCGAGGGGTAGAGCTGATAGCCCACCACTGAGCTACTTTGCTTTTGCTTGCTCATATCGCTTGGTAGCTTTGTTTAGGGAAAGCCCGAGGCTCTTAGCCTTCTCGTTGATAAGGAGGCCTGCTTGCTTCTTGCTTGAGCCTATATGCTCAAACTCATCGATCCGACCAACGAAGTCGTTAGCACTTAACTCATCGGTAACAAGCTCAATAGCCTCTCTGATTTCATCCATCACCTGCTCGTACTTGTGAGCCTCGGAGCGTTTCACTTCAATCATCGCCTTGTAAGGCTCAATGATTTGGGCTTGTATGAAGTCGTTGGGGGCGGTCGTCAGCCCCGTCTTTCGGTCGATAATCTCGGGGATAATCATCACTGAGGGTAGCCCACAGGTGTTCTTGCCGTCATTCCTTGGTGTCGGATCGAACGTGATGCTTCGCTTGACTACATTATTCTCTGTCTTCGTCTCCATATACCCGAGGAGGTCAAGCTCTGCTACAAGAGCATTGTAGGTCTTCTCTCGTATGGCAGGGATGAACACGTTGGTGTCTCCCTCTTTGCGTACGTCTCTGTGTGCTACAATGACGATATTCTTATTCAGGGAAGAGATGCTACGCACGAAGTTTTGCACCTCGAGGTTAATCGCACCCCAATCTCGCAGCTGTGGCTGTCGGAAGCCACATACGTGGGTGATGATGAAGTCCATCATCTTACCAGCGGTATCTACCACGATACTATCGAAGTCGCTTAGGTCTTCTTGGAGCACCTGTTGCACCTCTGCCCACGTATTGACCTGTACTGTGCCTACGTCCTTTACGTGTGCTAGGTTTACACGCTTCACCCCGCCATCGAAGTCGAGAAGAAGGGGGCGTGGGGCAGAGAGGGCGAGGGTGGTCTTACCCATACCGCTCTGCCCGTAAATCATCATCTTCACACAGCTGGGAGTCTCCAGCTCGAAGTACCTTTTAATAAGGCTCATATCTGTACCTGTTTTTGTGATTAGTCGTTAGCTTGCTCTGTATCGTGCAAGATTTTAGCCTCTGGGGCAGTATAGACGGGGAGGATGAGTAAAGCTATGTTAGCTTGTAACATCTGTACCGCATAGATCTTGGCAAGATCTATCGTGTCGAACGATCCACATATAGTGGTGGAGTTAATGGAGACAGTGAACCAAGTTCTACCATCTAGTTCCCTCTCGTAGATCTTCATTGGGATAGGCATAATTGGACTTGAGAGTACAGCCTCTGAAGCTATACGCTCACCCCAACGATCGAAGCCGACCAATGGGAGGTCCACCCACTCTATGGGGCGAACCTTAAAGAATTCTTCTGACATAATACTTTCTGTTATTGGTGGGTATGTTGTTTACTTTGTCGCCACGGCTTTCTCATCCCGAGGTCACCGTGGCATATTCACTAAAAAACCACATATCAATCAGTGGAAATCTGAAGAAAAACAATAGAAAACCTTGTTTACTTTATTGGCACCCTTACCCATCACGGGCTTGGGTACCTTATAACCCTTATCTAATAAGATAGGGGAGGGGCTGGGCTTCACAGCGTCGCCCCTCCAGAAATACCATGAAACACACACTTAAATTGTTTGCTTTGTGAGGTGGCAAGTGGTAATCAAACCTACTTGCCACCTATAGAATTGTGTTAGTCTACCTCTTCACTCTCTGACTCGCAAATCTTACATACCTCATACAAAAGAGGTAAACCAAAGAGCAACAACAAGAATAAAGCCCCTTCAATAGTGTAGACTCTTTCAGGGCGGAAGTATGCCAAAACGAGGTATAGTATAGCGATACCCATATAGTAGTAGTCTCGACCTCTAAATCTGATGTTATCCATAATAGCTTAATCGTAATAGCCAAATTGCTCTAAATCGGATGGGAGCATAGCTACACACTCTATCTCTCGAAAACAGCGCGTTAGATAGCTCTCATACACCTTATAATCAAAGTCTACGATAACGCTTATAGCGGGATGGTTTGGTGGAAGATTGTGCCAAATATCCACGCTTAGGTCTGCTTTACCATGAAAGTGAACTGATAGATTTATATACACCTCTGTATCGGGCTCTTCATCCTCTACAAGGAGGCTAATATCCAAGCTACTGTCTATCCTTAGACCGAGACCATCATCGTCTGGCTCTATATCATCATGTACGTCTACCAAGATGTCTACCCAGGAGTCCATCTGCTCTTTTAGCCACTCGGTTGTGAGCTCACTAGACTGCACGGGAAGGCGGTCGTCAATTATCTTTGTCGTGTTCATAGTTTTTCTTGTAGGCGAGAGCCCCACGCTGGGAGGTGCAGGGCTCTCGCTGGTGAATTACTCTGTAACTAGGTTAGCGAGCTTGTAGCATCGCCATTCTTGACGTTCAGTGTCGTAGTACGTTTGGCAGGTGATGGAAGCCTTGCGCCCCGTCTCTTTCGTCTCGGGGACTAAGTCGCTCTTTAGCGTGCCATAGGCTTCTCGAATTGAGCCGTCTACCTTTTGGTAGTAGAACTTCACTATGCCTAGTTGCATTCTTGCGTGTAGCTTGATGTTTGCCCAAGCTACCTTTAGGGCTTCTGATAGCGTGAAGCCGTTGCGCTTCACGAATTGCCATGCGAGGCTGAACACTCTGCTTAGAGTGCTCTTTCTTTCGTTGCTCATAACTGATGTTTTTTAGTGAGTGGATGTGTTTAGTGAATGTTGTGCTTGCAAGCCCTTTACGAGGGGCGGGGTGGCGGTCGTTAGCCGTTCAGCTCTTAGCACGATAGGTCTAAGACTGCAAGCTATATTGTTAGTCACTTGTAGAGGGCTTGAAGCCTCTCTACGTTAGTTATCTCTTTGTCTTTTTAGCCTTGTCAGTATGTCAATGATCGCTTAGATTGGTGAGGTTGTCACCTCTTGCCCTCTCTTTACACTGCAAAGATACAACAAATTGTTTGATGCGCAATAGTCATCAAACATTTTGTACCCATTGTGCTTGTAATATCCTGATTTTCAGCAATAAAAAATTTCATCATTTGGGGTATATGAGTATCTTCTCGCTATCCATGGGTGGCACTTGCGTGTTTGAAGTGGTGGTTTTTGAAGGCAAAAACACGCCTCGCTTTCGCGCGCTTGCGTCTATATAGGGGTGTGGCGGGCGAAAACAAGCCCCTGCACTTTTAAGCGTTGTAAAGCGTTTGCAAACTTTTTCTTAGCTTTGTGGCAAAGGTGACAACTTGATATAGATAGGCTATGGATTGGACTTATACCACTATAAGCATCCTTGTTGGGATATTATCTGTGCTTCTCGCTGCGTCTGTTGGATGGCAGGTGTGGAGTGCTATATCTCTTGACTCCGTCAATGGAAAGCTATCAAAGCGAATAGACGACCTCAAGAAAGAGGTGGGAGATCTAAGTAGCTCGCTCGTAGGGCTACGCTCTCAGGTGGATAGGGAGAATGAGATAAGATGGTGGTATTGGTATTGGTGTGAAAGGTCGGAGGGAGTCTCATCAACGGTCTGGTCGGATCGTATGTTTTCGCTGGTGATGGCTCTTGAGAAGATAGCTCCGCTGTCCGATTTGTCCCTGCCTCCCGAGAAAGATAGGGTGTGGTCGCACTACATGCTCTCCATTACCGAGGACCTCGCCGAGGTTACCGACAGCTGGGGCAGGGAGTACGACGGGGCTGGTATGGGTATGTACGACTTGAATAGCGTGTACCGCGCGCTGGAGAGAATGGATGCCTACCCAATGGATAGCGAAGCCATGTTCTACAGCGCGCGCGAATACCTCAAAAAATCTGTGAAGCGATTGAAGAATAGGTAGATATGGCAATTATAGTCAGCAGAACAGCTAGCGCAAATGCGCAGAATGTTATGCCAACAAGCACTATAATCTTGCAGACGATGCCAACGTACACCCCTGCTACATCGGAGAGCTTATCATCTGCGCTCTCCAGCTTCTTCAGCAAGCTCTTATTCTCTTGTTCCATAATCACTCTAAGTTTTATCATCCAGTATGTATACCCTCTGTAAGCTATCCAGCAAGCTCAAGAGGGAGCTTTTGAGCCATAAAGCCCCCTTACCCATACGGGGCTGTTCTGCCAGCCGTCCGTATGGCTTCGGGAACTTTGGTGGAGTATCCCGCAGTGCCCTGTCGGTCGCCTCGTCACCAGCTCCGTGCGTTGTCCACTACGCAACGGAACATTTACCAGCTTTCCGCCCTAGTGGTGGGCTGTCCGAGCATCTGGCTTTTCGCCCTGCTCCCTCCTTACGGACACCTTGCGTAGGTCTTTCACCTAGGCTCTTCGGGAGGTTTAATTACTAGCCCCGAACGTCCGTCTAACACCGATAGCTGACTAGCAATAGTCTCCTAAAAAGGAGTACCTCCCCCCAGTCTTCGCCCAGACCAAGGAGAGGTATTTGAGATTTCCTTTTGCCGACCTACTGACGGCTTCCTACCAAAGGGCGATTTGGTAGTACAAAGATAAAACAAAATGTTGGATAACCAAACAGATGATAGACTCTCAGGGGCGGATATCCTGCGTATGATCCTCTCCAATGAGAAGATGACAGCTGCTACGTTGTCAAGTAAGCTTGGATATTCATCCCCTCAGTTGCTGTACAACATATCTAAGGGGATAACAAAAGGCATATCACCGTCACTGTCGGATAGGATAATAGATGTCTTTCCGCACTACAGCCGAAGTTGGCTTCTCTCAGGTGAGGGTGATATGTTCGCAGACTCCTCCGAAGCCCAGAAGAAGCCCCACCGAGCCCCCCACGAGGTGGAAACGATCGCCTCAGGCTCTCGCATCATACAGCGACTGCCTATTATCCCTATCGAAGCTCAAGCGGGCATAGGGAGGGGCTTCCTGTACGACAGGGACAGCTCACAAGACCCCGATGATATATACGACGAATTCGACTCTATGGAAGTTATCCTTGAGCGTGAAGCCTCTGACAAATACAAGCTGTTCCGTGTAAAAGGGGACAGCATGAATGACGGAACACTATCCTCCATATGTGCAGGAGATGTGCTTCTTTGTCGTGAAGTCTTCCCAGAGGACTGGAAGCTCGGGCTAACAAACAACCGCTTCCCCAACGTCGTAGTCGTAATCGAAGAGGAGGGTATCCTAATCAAACAGCTCATCAAGCACAGCAAGAAGAATGGAACTATCTCCCTGCATTCGATAAACCCCAAATACGACGACTTCACCGTAGATCTAAAGAATGTGCGTGCATTCTACTACGTGGAGCGTATCATCGACCGCAGTATGTCGCAATGGTAATAATCAACTAATCAACTAAGTATAATAGAAATGGAAACAAACTCTACCTCTCAGTACGTAGCACTCCGCGTATGTGGCTACGTCTTCTCTATCGGACTTACCTTAGTCAGCCTTATTGCATTCTTGTGCACTTGTGCTATCAAGATGCCAATCATAGAAGAGGGCTACACTATCGGAACTAAGACCATGTTTAACCCCGTTAGCCTCGTCTATCTATTCTCCTGCATACCTTCGGTTGCCTTCGGTTGCCTTTTCTCCGCCGTGGCTCGCATAGGTGAGAACGTGCAAGCTATGAAGGCCTCTCAAGGAGGAGATTTATCAGAGGAGAGCAGTGATACCGAAAACACGGAAGTAGATACAAAGAAGAAGGAAAATCGCTCTATTCTCTACGCCCTCATAGGTGCTACCATCATCCTCGCCGTGGCTTTTGCCTTAGCATTCGGTGCGTCCAAATAGCTCTACACCCTGACTAATCTACTTACACCAAACATCTAACTATCTGTATGAAAACTCTATACACCTGACTCATAATCAGGGAGTCCTTGGTTCAAGCCCAAGTGGGACCACAATAGAAACTAAGCACTAGACAGCAGGTTGAAAGTTCCCTCGGTGAACAAAACAGCCTGCTGTTTTTGTTACACGGAATTTTAGCAACAAATAAAACCTCCAGTCATTGCTCCTGCTAAGGAGAGGTATTAATGAACATCTTTGCCAGCGTATGGATAGCCTCCTACCAATGACAAATCGGTAGTACAAATACATAATGATTTTGTTTCTCGTCAAGACATGGATACGGTTGCATCAAGAATTTCTGCCCTCGTGGACTATTATGTCGGAAGCAAACACGGCAGGAATAAAAGATTTGCGGATAAGGTAGGTGTTACCGAGTTTGTTGTATCAAATTGGGTAAAGCGTGGTGCTGGTACATCCGTAATGATGAAAATTAAGAAGGCTTTCCCCGAGATTAGCGTTGAATGGCTATTGTCGGGTGAGGGAGAGATGATAAAAGAAAATGACGAAGTCTCCCCAAAAGATGCCCATAAACCACACGAAGCTCCCCAAGAGGTACAGAGAAGACCATTAGGCTCTCGCATCGTACAGACACTACCAGTCATCCCTATAGAGGCGAAAGCGGGCATAGGGAAGGGCTTCCTATACGACAGAGACAGTTCACAAGACCCCGATGATATATACGATGAGTTCGATGCTATGGAAGTATTCCTTGAGCGTGAAGTCTCTGACAGATACAAGCTATTCCGAGTGAAGGGGGACAGTATGGACGACGACACCAAGCGGGCTCTATGTGATGGCGATATAGTACTCTGCCGTGAGGTATATCCAGAAGATTGGAAGCATGGGCTAATCAACACGAAGTACCCAAACGTGGTAATCGTGATCGAAGAGGAGGGCATCCTAATCATGCAACTAATAAAGCACAGCAAGAAGAACGAAACCATCTCCCTACACTCACTCAACAGCGCCTACAAAGACCTCTCAATAGACCTAAAGAAAGTGCGAGCCTTCTACTACGTGGAGCGCCTCATCGACCGACACATGTCGCAATGGTAATCCATCTTCCATTCGACATATGAAAGCTTAGGTTAAGAAGACAAAAGATGGGTCTGTATGGTAGACGAAGGCTCTCGATCATAGAGTCCTTCGCTCAAGCCCGAGTGGAAGCACATCAGAGAACAACATAAAGCCAACTGGTTATGATCCCTAGGTATCGTCACTAGTTGGCTTTGCCCTCTCTATTTATGCGAGTGGTTCGCCTAGATACTGATTGAGGGCAAATAGGGGCAAGGGGGAGGTAGAGTAGTGAGAGTGGTGAAGTTTTCACTATTCAGAATTATTTCTACCTTTGTTTATAAGAGTCCGCCTTATGGTGTGAGACTCTTTACCACCCAAGAATAGAAATGAACGAATTCAAGAAGTTTGCTGTAGGTCATCTGGGGATGAACACCCTTGCCCTAGAGGACTATATGCAGGTGCAGAGTAGCTATATCTCACCTACAATCATCGAGGAGCGACCTATGAACGTCGCTCAGATGGATGTGTTCTCCCGACTGATGATGGATCGCATCATCTTCCTCGGGACACAGATCAATGACTATACAGCTAATGTCATCCAGGCTCAGCTCCTCTTCCTAGATAGTAGCGAGCCCGGCAAGGATATATCTATCTATATCAACTCCCCTGGGGGAGCTGTATATGCAGGCTATGGCATCTATGATACGATGCAGTATATCGGCTGTGACGTCTCTACCATATGCACTGGGATAGCTGCCTCCATGGCCTCCATTCTGCTGGTAGCAGGAACCAAGGGGAAGCGCTTCGCCCTCCCCCACTCCCGAGTGATGATCCACCAGCCACTAGGTGGTATGCAGGGACAGGCTAGCGATATGGAGATCGCAGCCCGTGAGGTCATCAAGGTCAAGAAGGAGCTCAATACCATCCTATCCACCCACTCTGGTCAGAGCTTCGAGACAATCGAGCGTGACAGCGACCGAGACTACTGGATGAATGCCTACGAAGCCAAGGACTATGGCATGATCGACAAGGTACTCATACGAGAGGTAGAGAAGTAA